TTTAATCAATTATCGAGATAGCCATCGACTATTGAAATCAAAATTGTTGGTTCAAAGCTCAGAATTGAATACAAAGATTTAACCAATTGATTTTTGATTACAAGTTTGTGGTCTCTGTCTAACGGATATGCTATTCCGTTGTCACACATTATTGCTCTTCGAAATTTTTTATTCACTTTCAAACGTGACACTGGATAATTTCGATGAAGCACGTTTAATGCTATATCTTTAATTTTTTGATTCATAACTATAAATATGGGACAAAAAATAGATAGACACGTTTTTATGACTATAGCTGAAGTCTGTAGTGATTTATATCCGTGGACATATAGTACGATTGATGCTAACTTAAAGCATTTTCAAGTTTTGGTTAAAAATAACGATTATTCACCAAAACCTTTTAGGACTTCTATTGGGGTAATAATGGCTGTTTTATCAAAGGTTTATGGTTTTACTGATGAGATTTCATCCGATTACATTTTAAGGTTTTTCTTAAGTGGTGATGAATGTTTAAAGTTTGGTAGAGCAGCTGTTTTAATGAAAAGATATAGTACACAAATTTATGGTAATGATAGGTATGTAAAATTTGACAGAGATGGTAAAATTTCGTTAAACATTTAAACTTTTTTCAATGAAAATTAGCTAGAAATCTTGTGTTACGATTGTAACTTGATTTTTTAGAAAATAGAGGTTATATTTATCTACATAACAAAAACAAAAAACAAAAAAACAAAACAATGGTATTAGAAGTAACAGATGACAATTTAAGTTCGGTTTTAACTGATAATCAAATAACTGTATTAGATTTTTGGGCAGAATGGTGCGGACCTTGCAGAATGCTCTCCCCAATAATTGATGAGGTTTCTGAAGGATTGGACAGTAGTATTAGCGTTGGAAAGGTTAATGTTGACGTTAACCCAGAAGCGGCGGCTAAATACGGCATTAGAAGTATCCCAACGGTCCTATTTTTAAAAGAAGGTAAAGTTGTAGATAAGTTTGTAGGGCTACAAAGTAAAGACCAAATACTTGAAAGAATCAACAATTTAATGTAATAAAAGTCCCCCGAACAGGGGGCTTTTTCGTTAAAGGAAGATATTTATAGATATGAAAAAGAAAATAATCATAACTGAAAGCCAATACAATAGATTAGAAAATTTGTTGTTAGAAGTTAACGCTCATTCTGTTGCTGTGCGTAAGGTTAAAGAAGTGCTTGATGCTAACTACGAACCCATACAAAAGTTTGTTCGTGAGGGTGGTGAATACGCTGAAAAACCAATGATTATGGTTAAAGCAGATAATGAAGTTATAACCCCTAAATCTTTATTTGAATATTTGAAATATAAATTTGGGTTAGGTGATGCTTTTACACAACAAGTGATTCAAGACTGGATGAATGGTTCTATAACCAAAAGTTTTGGGTTGTCTAAAAACGTACCATTGTCATAATGAAATGGACCAAAAATCTAAAATAAGAGAAGAGCTTAGAAAACTTTACGGAAGTTTTGAGACCATACTAGAGCATCAATACGAAGATGCAATAACTGAGCGCCTTAGTTTTGGTACATACGAAAAAAGACATGAATGGGCCACATATAATCAAGTTGTTTTAGAATTTAAAAACACCTTACGAAACATGTTAAAGGTGCAAGAACTACAATATAGATTAACAGAAGCATTAAATCCTAAAGAAGTTGTTATCGAAGTCTTGGAAGATACTGTAGTATTTACTCCTGAGCTTGAAAGGTTATATTATAAGATAAAAAGTTTCTGATATGAATCAATTTAGAGTAGATTACGTAACGACATTACCAAAAGAAGGAAATGCGCCAAGGGTTAGCATTTATGGTGATGTTCCAATGACATATAATGTGTATTTTTATGAATACAATAAAGGATTGGTTAGCCATGGAAAGTGTTCGACTAATGGTACCATAATTTCTAATGCAAAGCAATGGTTTACCGATTGGTTGATTATCATAACTGATGAGAATGATAGTGTTGTTTACCAAGAATTTTTCAATGTAGAAGACAAATATGTTTTCATCAAAATAGATGGTCACGCACTTGGTGATAACATCGCATGGATGCCATATGTTGAAGAGTTTAGACTCAAACATAACTGTAAAGTTATTTGTTCAACATTTTGGAATCAACTATTTTCAAACGTATACCCAGATATTTTATTTGTAGCGCCTAACACAAAAATTGATAACGTTTACGCTCAATACTACGTTGGTGCTTCTGCTGATGGTAATATCCATTATTCACCTTTTAAATCAGATGAAATACCGTTACAGATGGTGGCTTCATCAATATTAGGTTTAGAGCATTATGAGGTTTTACCGAATTTATCATTAAACTTAAGGGAGCCAAAACGTGAAATAACAAAATTTGTCACTATTTCAGAATATGGTAGCGCTGAAGGTAAAAAATGGAAAGCTGAAAATGGGTGGCAAGAAGTTGTAGATTTTTTGGTTTCTTGTGGTTACACTGTTGTTGCGATATCAAAAGAACCAACACAATTGAAGAATATTGTAGATATGACTGGTGATATCCAGATAGAATCTAGAATGGTTGATTTGGCACATGCTGATTTTCACATAGGTGTGAGTTCTGGTTTAAGTTGGTTAGCGTGGGCTATGGGTACACATGTTGTTTTAATCAGTGATGTAACACCAGATTGGCACGAATTTCAATCTAACGTAACAAGAATTGGTGGTAAGAATTTAACACGGGTAGATTACCAAGAAACAAGCGTAACTTCTTCTCAAGAAGTTATCGAAAAGCTAGGCGAATTGATAGCTGCGAGATATTTATAGATAACATAACAGACATTAAAAAACTGCAATGATGAGGAACGATAATTTTTTGTTGAACCCTAATCAGTGTAAAAGAACCATACTTGATAAGGCATATATTAGATACATTAATAACCTAAAACAAACACTTAACGAAGAAGAAACAGAACGATGGGAAATATATCAAATTATCTTACAGCTTTTAATGGACGAGGGGAAAACTCATTATCTTAATGAGCTAAAATACCGTATTTCTGACGGTGAAAACCCTAATATTATCATACTAGATTTTATAAACCGAGAAGGCGATACCGTGGATGGGTTCATATGGAGCTTTAAGAAAAAGCTAGAAGAATTCGTTGAAGAGGACTATTTCAAAAGATTCTACGAATAAACTTGTCAATATCAATTTTTTGTAGTATATTTGTGTAAACAAAAATATGAACATAACTGATAGGATAGAATACTTGGCTAAAAATTTTGACGTGTTTGAAAATGACACCAATGAGGTTTTAGCTGAAAAATTGAAGTCATTGAAAGATGACAGTACAACAAGTGTGACCCCAATAACTAACCCAAGTGGTAAAGTTTTGGCGTATCTTACTGTAAAAACAAATAGTAAAGTAAGGTTGTTGACAAACATTAGTGTTGGTATGTCTGTTTTTTCTGATATGATATCAGCAGACCCAACTAACAATAAAGTGTGTTTGCAGTGGATGCTTAACGTATTTTCTCGTTTATTAAAAGAGGGTATGGTAGATGCAGCTATACGATTTGTTGATGAGGACTTGCCGCAAGCTAACACGTATTTAACCTTGTTTGAGAAGAATAAACGAAAACATAAGTTCATTAATTTATGTAAAGGTAGTTTCTCTCTTAAACATGTTAAAGACCCAACAGACATTAACCAATACAAATCGTTATCACAACTTTTTGATGCGGTTGACCCATTTATCGAAAGAGAACCTAGTGCTGTTGAAAGGACTATGAATAAATTTGTTGAGAGGGGTGAGGCGGTTATTCCAGTAAGGGATAGAAAATTTACGGTATTTATTCCAAAAACAACTGAAGCAAACGTCATATTTGATAATTTTGCCAGCTGGTGTACAGCAAAGGCTAATAATGGGATGTTTAAATCTTACACCCAAAATTATAAGAAGCCGAATGGTAAAAACTCAGATATTTATATTGTGATTGACAACAAGTTTTTTGAAGGTCAAAGTGAGGATATTTATCAGCTTCACTTTGAATCAAGACAAGTTAAAGATAGAAAACAAAGTAGTGACTCTAAGTTTGTTGAGAAGGTTTTATTAGAAAGCGAGACATTGATGGATTATTTTTATGAAGAGTTAATGTCTATGGCCAAAGATAAAAAAACAGTAGATAATAACGTCTATGCTGACCAATTGGTTAATTTTGGTTTTACAGACGTTTTATTTGAGTTGATTAATGATGACGCAAAAACTATAAAGTTTATGAGTAGAAATATGTTAAAAATTCCTGATGTGTCTAGGTTTAAAAACGTAGACCAATTTATTGTTGCCGAAGCCAACCTTACGGAACTACATCCGTCTATTGGTGATATGGAACAACTTGAACTTTTATCGTTGCCGAATAATAAACTTAAAACGTTACCGAAAGAGATTGGTAACCTCAAAAATTTGACATTTATAAACATCACGGGGAATCGCAACATTTCAATTCCTGACGAGATAAAATATTTGGATAGAACAAATGGTGGGTCGTTAGAGGTGATGATGGTGAGTAGTGATGATATAGGGGAACTTAATTTTACGAGGCTGAAGGAATTATTACCTGAAGTTTCATTTTTACTAAATTAAGAAAAACCCCAGAAATGGGGTTTTTTTATAACAAATAAACAAAAACAAAACAAGATTATGAAATGGATTAGAAATGGTCAAGTAATCAAAGAACCAATTTTGGAATACTTGGAAAAATTATTCGATGAAGAATTGGCAAGAAATTATATGTTGAGAGTATCTGTAGGTACTGACTCTCAAAAAGCTGGTGGTAAGGGTAACTATAAATTTGCTACCGTTATCGTTATTGAAACATCTGAAGATTTGGGTGGTGGTACTATCGTTGGTAGAGGTGCCATGGTTATCTCTGCGACTTATTTCAACCAATTTAAGTCAATGAGAACTGATAAGGAATTGGTTAACGAAAGGATGGTTTTTGAAGTTGGTAAATCAGTGGAGGTTGCTTATGAATTAGCACCATTGTTGGACTTGTACGAAATTCCTATGGAAATTCACGCTGACATTAACCCAGATGCTGCACACGATTCTAACAAGGCGTTGCAACACGCTGTTGGTTATATTTTGGGTATGGGTTACAGCTTTAAGGTGAAACCAGATGCGTTTGCGGCTTCATCTGCTGCTGACAAAAAGTGTTAACTTTGTTGGCATTTTTGGTGCTACGAAGATATTTATCTTAGAGTCATCATCAACATTTTTTAATGTTTGATGGCTTTTTGATAAATTCACTATATTTATAAGTGAATAAGATTTTCTTAATACCAATAAAAGACATGTCAAACGTAAAGAAAACAGTTAAAATCAAAGAAAGCGCACTTGTTGACTTAATCGACAACATTGTTAACGAAACAGTGGCGGTTAAAAAGCAAGAATGGTTAAACGAGCAAGCTTCTAAAAATACAGATAAAACAGCTGTGTTAGAAGGTAAAATCGCTAAATTAGAAGCAGCTATTGCGGTTTTGACTGAAGCTAAGAAGTAAATCTTCTATAATTCATATTCCTGTTAAATGGCTAGGTTATCTTCGGATGGCCTAGCCATTTTATTTTTTAAACTTTTCAGTTATATTTATAGAAAAGTTTTATTATGACCAAAGTTATCGAGAAGTTGGTAAGGTGTGAAACCCCTTTAAAATCAAGTGTTTCAAGAGATGAATTCATAGAGGCCAGCGAAAAATCGTTTGATTGTTTATTTACTGGGGAGTCATTTTTCTATCCATGGCAACTTCCTAAATCATTACCAGAAAATTTTAAAATAGGTGTAATTGTTGGGTCCAGCGGTTCTGGTAAATCAACGCTTCTTAAATCATTTGGTACGGAAGAAACACCTCAATGGGATTCTTCAAAAGCCGTTATATCACATTTTGAGACACCCGAAGACGGCATCACAAAATTAAGTTCTGTGGGTTTTAATACTATTCCATCTTGGTATAAACCTTATAGTGTCTTGTCTAATGGTGAAAAGTTTAGAGCTGATTTGGCTAGGAAGATTAAGACTGGGGCTGTGATTGATGAGTACACTAGTGTTGTTGATAGAAATGTGGCTAAAGCTGCCAGTGTTGCTCTATCAAGATATGTCAAAAATAATGATGTCCATAATTTAGTCATTTCAACTTGTCACCACGATATTGTAGATTGGTTAGAGCCAGACTGGGTAATAAATACAGATACTGGTGAACTGTTAGATGGTTTTTTTTCAGACGCCCAACTATCAACATCGAAATATATCGCACAGACTATGATAGTTGGGCCATGTTTAAAGACCATCACTATTTAGATGGAAACGTAAATAAAGCATCAAGATGTTATGTTGGTGTTTGGGATGGAAGAGTTGTTGCATTTGGTGCCACAGTAACTATGCCTAGCGGTACACTAAAAAATGCATGGCGAGGTCACAGAACTGTAATTCTGCCAGACTATCAAGGAATGGGTATTGGTGTGCGGTTTTCAGACGCTATAGGTCAAATACATTTGGACCAAGGTCATAGATATTTTTCAAGAACTAGTCACCCTAGAATGATTGCCTACAGAGAAGATTCTAAACTGTGGAAACCTACTAGTAAGCATAAAAAATTACGCACTGATATTAAACACGAAAAGATTTACAACAACCATTACGCCGATAATAAGCGAGTGTGTGGTAGTTTTGAGTACGTTGGTAAAGTTAGTGTTTAAAATACCAAGAGTATACATTACCACCCTTAAAGAAATCAACATCCCATACGCTTTTAGCGTTTTTAATTTCTTCACCCAAATCTTTTCGAACAATACCAGCATAACCAGTAATATCGCTTTTGGGACCTGACGATGGTGTAACATCAAGATATTGGTCTAACATTGAATCGTAAACCCACCAATGCTCTACTGGGAAATCTCTTTCGAATAAATAACCACCTACTGGCCACATATGTTTTCCTCTATCTTTACAGAATAGGAAAACATTCGTCTCACATTTATTTGGTTGGGCGTCTCTGAATGGGTAGTGATGGACTTGTTCTGGTTCCAACATAACAAAATCTGGGTTTTGTTTTGCTTTATCAAAAAAATGTGGGTCTCTTGTTGCTACAAAATTTGTGAAAGATTCAATAGATTCATTTAACTTTTGTCTAACCAAACGCTTTACAAGTCCTTCTGAAGTGAGCGATTTTTTTTCTGATTCACCCCAATCTTTTTTAGCTTGTGTTTCCAATTTTTCAAGTCGTTCATAATAATCTGGAAACTCTGATAAATGGTCCATAGCTATCTCTCTAGCTTTTTCTTCATCTTTAGTATGTTCAATTTCAACCTTAACCCCTTTTTCAATTTGTTGATTAAGGTAATTAACAGTAACGTCAAACTTTTTAGCAATATCCTCAAGCGATAATTTATCAGCTTTACCACCGACTATTTTATTTTCTGATTCATTGGTATTGGCATGGAGAGCTGCTAGATATTTATCCACACTACCTTTGGTGCAACCTACTTTGGCCCCACCGTCTTTCTTATAAACGCATTTTCCTTTTACTGTGTATGGCATTAGCTTTCGTATATTTCTGGATGTAACCTACCATACTGGCGCATCATAACACCAGCAATTGAGTTGGCTTCATTTTCTATTGGGGAACCATCTGAACCGTCTTTAACAATATCTAATAAACGGTCGTCTAGGTTTTGCCTGTGGTGAACTAATTCATGCGCTATTGAACGACATACGTCAACTAGCGCCCTATTCTTTGCGTAGACAACAACCAAGTGTTTTTCTGGGTCGTAGTAAGCTGTTGTAACTAAATCTGGTGTTCTTTCAAATTTTAAAACAACTTTAACGGCGTCTTCTATCCCTAAAAATCCTTTTGCAAAATTAACAAAGTCTGCACATGCGTGTGCATGGCTATTTTCTTTGTGTATGAATTCTCTCAAAAGAGATTTAATCAATGTTTTTGATTCCATTAGTTTTGGGTAGCGTATCATGGTATCCATGACCTCATAGCTTTTATATTGGCCTTTGTTATGTTTGAATCCAAATCTTTTGTAGAATTGGAGCAAGCGATTTTTGTTACCTCCAAAATCGCTTGCTGGGGTTAGAGATATTGTTTTGGTGTTTTGGTCTGCATATTTGACCAAATCTTCCATTATCTTAGTACCAACACCAGTATTACGATATTCTGGTTTAATGACAATCCTAGACAGTTTTAGGCTAGTTCTATTCTCATAGATATCCAACCCTACAAGGTATTCTCCATATTTACTATCCAATAATTGTTCTATCATACATATAAATATGAAAAAGGCTCCAAAAGGAGCCTTTTTTTATTTTGTTTTGGTCTTAACCGATTTTATCACTATTTCTTCCGTTTCTGGTTTGAATGTGATGTTTATCGTTTCACCCTCTTCAATGTTTCCGCTTAGGATTTCATCAGCAATCGCGTCTTCTACATAATGTTGAATCGCCCTGTTTAGAGGTCTAGCACCATAGGTCTTATCGTAACCTTGTTCGCCTAGATAGTGAACTGTTTCATCACTTATCTTAAGCTTAAGGTTTAACTCACTCAATCTTTCTTCAAGTTTGTTTATCTCAAGATAGATAATCTTGTGGATATCCTCTGAAGTCAAACTGTTGAAGATTATGGCTTCGTCAATACGGTTCAAGAATTCTGGTGGGAATTTCTTTTTAAGCGCTTTGTCAATAATATCACGAACCTTATTCTCATGTAGTTGTTCAGAATTTGATGTTTCGAAACCAATTGACTGACCGTACATGTTAACTTCCGCAACACCTACGTTTGATGTCATGATAATAAGCGCATTTTTAAAGTTTACCTTGCGACCCAAACCATCAGTCATATGCCCTTCATCCAACATTTGAAGAAGAGCGTTGAAGATGTCTGGGTGAGCCTTTTCAATTTCATCGAAAAGAACTACGCAGTGAGGTTTTCTACGAACCTTTTCGGTAAGTTGACCACCTTGTTCATAACCAACATAACCTGGAGGGGCACCAAACAATCTAGACACAGTGTGTTTTTCCATGTATTCACTCATGTCAAATCTGAACAAAGCATCAGAATCACCGAACACTTGTTCAGCAAGAAGTTTAGCCAACATTGTTTTACCCACACCAGTTGGACCTAAGAATATAAATGAACCAACAGGTTTGTTTTTATCTTTGATACCTATACGGTTACGTTTAATCGCTTTAACAACCTTAGTAACAGCTGTATCTTGACCGATAACTTTACCAGAAAGGTCTTTATCCAAATGTAACAAACGTTTGCTTTCTTGTGTTGAAATCTTGTTTAATGGGATACCGCTCATCATAGACACCACTTCAGAAATCAATTCAACATCTACTATAGTGCTTTTAGAATCTAATTTAGCGTTCCAATCAGCAACCGCTGTTTTTAATTCTTCATCAATTTTCTTTTCGGCATCACGGATAGTGGCCGCTTCTTCGTACTTTTGTCTATTGACAACATCTTTCTTTTTCTCAATAAGTTCTTGTTTTTTGACCTCAAGCGCTTTAATTTCTTCTGGTTTTTCAAGATTGATGTTGGTTGTTGCACCAGCTTCATCAAGTACGTCAATTGCTTTGTCTGGCATTGAGCGGTCCATGATGTACCTATCGGCAAGTTTTACACATTCATCAATAGCCTCTTCAGTATATTGAACTCTGTGGTGTTTTTCATATTTGCCTTTGATGTTCATCAAAATCGTTTTAGTTTCTTCAAGACTAGGTTCTTCAACCAGTACTTGTTGGAAACGTCTGGTCAAGGCACCGTCCTTTTCAATGTTCTCACGATATTCATCAAGAGTTGTAGCACCTATGATTTGAATTTCACCACGTGCTAGCGCAGGTTTGAAAATGTTTGACGCATCTAAAGAACCTGAAGCGTTACCAGCACCAACGATAGTGTGTAATTCATCAATGAATAAGATAACATCTGGATTATTTCTTGTCTCAGTTAAGATAGCTTTCATTCGCTCTTCAAACTGACCACGATATTTGGTACCAGCAACAAGAGAAGCTAAGTCGAGGGTAACAATACGTTTACCTACAAGTGTTCTTGGTGCTTCACCATCGAATATAAGTTGAGCAAGACCTTCTACGATGGCCGTCTTACCAACACCAGGTTCGCCAATTAGGATTGGGTTGTTTTTCTTTCTTCTTGAAAGAATTTGTGAAACACGTTTGATTTCTTTTGCGCGACCAACAACTGGGTCGATTTCACCACGTTCTACAGCTTTAGAAATATCTCTACAAAAATTGTCTAAGACTGGTGTTTTTGTTTTTTCACTAGGTTTTAGTGGTTTTCTGCTGTATGATTCCCCATCATCAACATCGTCTGAATCAAATGACGCTCTAACATCGTTTTTCATATCTCTTATGGTTTTTTTAAAATTGTTATAAGTCAAGCCAAACTCATCGTTTAGCATTTTGGTAATTGGCATTTTCTTCGCCAAGATTGATAACATAAAATGATTTGTGTTCAACAAATTATCATTTAGCTTCGTACATTCAATTTCCATTGATTTCAAAACTCTTTTCGTATCATCAGAAAAAGGAAGTACTGTTTTGTTACCAGAAACCCTTGGGGTTAAATCTGAATTCCTTAAAAATTCAGAAAGCTTACCATATAGGTCTGAAACATCTACCTTAAGCTTTATCAGTGCTTGGTAGGTTTCACTTTTATCATCCAACAAAATTGGCATGAGAATATGTTCTGGCTTTATGTTCACATCGGAGTATTGTTTTGCTTCCGACATTGATTTGTTCATTATTTCTTTAAAGTTTGGGTGTATTTTTCTCTCCATATCTCTCCTTTGATGCAAATATACTAATAATTTTCTTATTATGCAAGATTACTTGCTTTTTTCAATAAATATTCGTATATTTGCTTAAAAAGTAAAGCGAGTATGCCAAGTTTTAAACAACTGATAATCACTGGACATGAAACCACAGACCCCATAAAACGTAAAATTTGGAGATTCAAAGATGGTGAATTTTCATTTGAAGGTGGGTACATGATGGTTGTTCAACCAGCGAGATATGTGACAACAGATGTCAGAACAACTACCGTAATACCGTTGTCTGAAATTTCAAATTACCAAGAAAATAACAAATAACCAAATAAAAACAAAATGATTGTAAAACGATTAGAAAAAAATGGTAAAGTCAAAGCCATGTACAGTTCATCAACAGTGGCTGCATCAACTTATGACACAACAACAGGTGACCTAACCGTCATCTTTAATAACGGGGGTGTGTACACATACCCAGCAGTTGCTAAGACTGATTACACTAGATTTGAATTGGCTGAAAGCAATGGTTCTGAATTCAACACACACATCAAAAAGAAGTACCCAAGCTTTACCAAAGAAGAACCAATGGCTGGTGATAAAATGACGGCGTTGTTGGCTGAAATAAAGCAATTGGCTGATGACACCGACCCTAAAGTTGATGAGAAGGTTTTGATTGGTTGTATGATGAAATTAATTTCAAGTTATGTTGAACAAGGTAATTTCAACCCAACAATTTTCAATGAATTGAATACTCTAATGGGTAAGTACACATCACAAAAAACCCCTCAAGTGGTTAGTTAATGATTTGGCTTAGTCTAACATTTTTAGCATTAGCTGGCATCTGTAAAGGATTCTTGGACGCTATTGCTGATAAAGGGATAAAAGGTGAACAATGGAGAAACAAATATGATTTTACCAGAAAAAAGAATCATTGGTGGTATTTCGGTTTGTACAAACCATTGTACTCAGAAAAATTTCCTTTTAGTACAACAGCTTTGGTCTTCTTGACCGATAAATGGCATAGAGCGCAATTTTTTATGTTGCGCTTTATCTATTTGTCAATTGCAGTGTTGGCTTCACATACTGTACTTGGTGTATTGATATTAGCATTTTTTGTTCTACCGATTATACTAAGTTTTCCTTTTGAAATAACATACACATTTTTAAAAAACAAACGATGAGATTTTTTAAATGGTTTTTTAAAACCAACCCATTTCACATAATCATCATGCTAGTAGGATACATCACTATGTTTCTAATCTGGGGTTAGGATGGTGCTAGTGATAGACAAATAGCGGTACCGATTTGGTCATTTATTTTTCTGATTTTGATATTAGGTAAATACAGATATTGGAGTAGGGTTTTAAAAAACAAAAACTATGAATAAATTTTTAGCTTGTATTGCACATGATGGTAAAAAGCCAGAAATGGTACACCTAGTGATGGAATACAAAGATGTTTTTCAGAAGCATAATGTGGTTGCAACAGGAACAACTGGTAAACACATCAAACAAACTGGTATTGATGTGACATCTATGTTAAGCGGCCCGTTAGGTGGTGATGCTCAAATAGCGTCAATGGTTGCTGAAAACAAAATTTTGGGTGTAATCTTTTTGATAGACCCTTTAGACGTTCACCCTCACCAAGTAGACGTTAGCATGTTGCTTAGAATTTGTAACGTACATAACGTTCCATTAGCAACCAATAAAGCCAGTGCAGTAATACTTTTAAACTCTTTAAAACAATGAAAATAGGTGATAACGTTTACATTGATGGTTATACGTCAATGGCGCAACAAAATGCTCGTACAGCAAAAGTGGATGATATACAAACTAGGTACGATGAATTAACTGGTAAACCATTTGATATCGTTTTGGTCGATGGTGATTGGTATGACACTAGAGATGGTGGTTGCCATTCAAATAAAAATTCAATGTACTATATTGAATTTGAAGATGCTTTGACAGATTATTTGAAATCTGAAAAGTTTCAAAATGATTTTGAAGCCCAAGTTAAAAAAGATACTTGGGGAAATGGTATCCCGATGATTTATATGGATGAACAAGGTAACATCATATCTCATTGGGAAGATGGTACCAAAGATATTTTAGATAGAACGCATCCGTTGATTAAAGAAAGATTTTCAATGGACATGTCTGGGTCAGCACCAGTACTGGTTGAAGTTGTGTTCGTATCAACTTCTGGATATGTAACGACAAAATATTTGTCATCATCACAAAATAGATTTGAAAGATTTATAATGGACGACTTTAAATTTTTTTCAGGATGGAAGGAGAACTAATATTAAGAAAAGCCTATTCAGATTATATTGATAAATTTTTGGGTTATGAAGATGTACCAACATTTGAAGAATTCAAAATCGAAGTTATCAATGGAGGACCTTTATCTTATTTTATGTCTATTAAGGTAAGTAAAAGAGACCTAACAATGGAAGAAAGGTGGAAGCTATTTGATAAACTAGGATTTGTTAGAAACTTAGATTTTATTGATTGGGTACCATCAAAAATAACAACATTAACATACCAACGAGAAAGCGGTGAAATTATTTAAACACATTTTATTGATGTGGATATTATTTGTATCGACATCGGTGCTTGGGCAATCAAAAGATGATAAACCAAAAATATACGCACCAAACTCGTTCACACCAAACAATGATGGTGTAAACGATGTATTTTTTATAACAACAGATTCTATATCTGATGCGACACTCATTATCTACAATAGAGCTGGAACTAACATATACAATTCATCTAACCTATGGTGGACTGGCGATAGCGGCAGTGGCTTTTATTGTGAAAATGGTATATACACATGGTTGCTAAGATATAAGGACATAAACGGCTTCTATAACGAAAAACGAGGCTACGTACAATTAACAAGATAAAATTAATGACACAAAAAGAAAAAAGTAGATTGATAAGAGAAACAATTGACTCAATCACATATGAATTAAAAAGAACCAAAGTTGGTCAAATAAAGGAATTAATTGAAGATACTTTAGCTGATAGATTGTCTTTTAGTGTTAGAGTTTCCGATTTTAATATGGTAAATGAGTTTAAACACGGGTTTCTTATATATGAAGCTGATGGTGTATATTACTCTATAGACATGACAATAATACCTTACAACGGTTAAAAAAATGGATAATCAAAGCAACAGATATATTAGAAACGAAGAAGAATTTCAAAAATTTGCTACCGAAATTAGAAATAGGCAATATGAAGAAAATCCAATCATGGTTGAGTTTGAGATTGGGTTTATTTTCCGTGAAAGATTTTCCCAAACATCTACACATGATTGGGATAACGAATACCTTGAAATTGAAAGAATTGATAACGTTGATATGGTAAAAATAAGAAATTACAATGAATAATTTAGATAAACAATACACAGCACTCCTTCAAGACATTCTTGACAATGGGGTGAGAAAATCCGACCGTACAGGTACTGGTACCTTATCAGTATTCGGAAGACAAATCAGACACAAAATGTCAGAAGGTTTCCCGTTGCTTACAACCAAAAAGATGCATTGGGAAGGTATCGTTACAGAACTTATTTGGTTCTTAAAAGGAGACACCAATATTAAATATTTGGTTGATAATGGATGCAATATTTGGAACGGTGACGCTTATAAGAATTACGAAAGTAAAATGAATTTTAGTAAAAGAATGCAATCTTCAATATCAAGTGTTGACGGGGAAGAATGGAAAGTTTTGTCAAAAGAAGAATTCATCAATAAAATCAAAACAGATGATGACTTTGCTGAAAAGTGGGGTGAGTTAGGTCCAATTTATGGTAAGCAATGGAGAGAATGGACTTATCTAACTAGAGAAAAAAAGGAAGATGTTTATGGTATTGATGAAATAATTTGCGGTGCTGATATGGAAGAAAGCTATAGATATTATAGAACATTTGACCAAATAGCAAATCTAATCAACGACCTTAAAACAAATCCAGATTCAAGACGACTAATGGTTTCGGCTTGGAATGTGGGTGAAATGGATTCGATGGTGTTACCTCCATGTCACTACGGATTTCAAGTTTATACGCGAAATCTTAATACTAGCGAACTATTACCATTAAGTGAAGAATTAAGACGGGTTAATGAAGAGAAAACAGCCGCAGTTATGGCTCAAAGTTATGAAGTTGCAGCAAATCTCAGAACTAGAGAAAAGGAAATATTAGAGACGCTACCTAAGAAAGCTATTTCACTGATGTGGAATCAACGAAGTGTAGACACGTTTTTAGGTTTACCATTTAACATTGCCTCTTACGGTTTATTACTTGAAATAATTGCTAGAGAAGTCAATATGGTAGCTGATGAGTTGATTGGTAATTTGGGTGATGTACATTTATATTTGAACCACATTGAGCAAGCCAAATTACAAATAGGTAGAGAATATACAGAAGAGGAAATAAACACACATTTACAAGAAAGTGGTATGGATGCATTAACCCCAGACGCTAAAGCAGAATACATATCTCTATTACCAAAAAGAACTAGAGAGCCATTTCCACTACCTAATCTTAAATACATGACGCACTTGGATGGGTTTGAATCTTGGTTATTTGATAAAACGTATGGTGTGGTATTAAGACCTAAAGATTTTTTTGTAGATAATTATAAATCACACCCAGCAATTAAAGCACCTTTAAGCAATTAAAATGAAAACAATATTAACATCATTAGCTATTTTACTAACAACAACGTTTTTTGGTCAATCAACAATATTGACAGAAAATTTTGGTAATTCAAGTAACACAATTACTTGTTCTTCCTATAATAAATGGCAAAACATCGCTAACTACAAATACAAAACTGGTGATATATCACCAGAAATAAAATCTGATTACAAATCTAGTGGATACATCGGAGCATCTGGTGGTGGTAATTTATCATTTGAGGGTGGGATGAACCAATATTTGGACATCTATGGGGTTAATACCATGGGTTATTCTTATTTAGCGGTAAGTTTTTACATCATAGAAGTGGGTGGTGAAGTTAACGGTGACGAAATTTCGATACTAGTTAGTGATAATGGTGGTGAGTTCAAAAAATTAAACCTAGGTTATGATGCTATAGGTACATCATATACTAGACGATTAGTAGAAAATGGTGTTCCAAATTCAAAGAATCTAACCATAAGGATACTTTATACTCCATCAAATAAGGGTGTTAAAATAAGAATAGACGATTTTAAGCTATTAGGGTGTTTTACACCATCGGTTCCAGCCGTAGCGTATGCACCAACGGCATGTATGTTTGAGGTGATTAACCTACCATCTAACACTTTTATTCAAACAACGGCTAACGGAACTGATGTTAACCCAGTAGGGGTTATACTAAACTCTGGGAATTACTATTTAAGAACGGTTTCAACCACTATGGGTTGTAGTTCTGTATGGTCCCAACCAGTAAAATTCTATGTTCAAGTGAATAAAATGCCTAAGATAACAAAAAATCCAACATCTAGCATTTCAGTTTACAATAAATCTACTGAATACAAATTTATAGCTAACGCTGATACCACATTTTTTTGGGAAGTTTCTAAAAATAATGGTTCAACATGGGAAGAAATAGAAAATATTTCACCCTATAGGATTAATGGTGACACACTTTCTATAAGTTTTACTGATGAAGTTAAAAAATTTAATGGATATCAATATAGAATATCAACATATGGGTCAACATGTAATGTTAGTTCGACCGCTGGGACGTTATTTATTCCAGAATCTTCTACAGATAATATCGTTGCATTCAACGCCTATGAATTTTTTACCGTTATAAACGTCACTTGGGTGACCCATAAGGAGAAAAATATAGAACAATTTGTGATTGAACGAGCTGTTTCTGACATGAAATGGGAAAAGATAGGGTCGCTAGTAGCTATGCACAATACAGATGATAATTTTACCTATTCGTTTTACGATAACTACCCACAACAAGAAATGTCTTTTTACCGAATAAAGATAGTTAAAGAGGATAATTCAACCAGTTATACACCAATAATAGCTGTTATTAGAAACACAGAAAAAGTAAATTCTAAACAATATTACTCATTATTGGGTGAAGTGGTCAACTCTTTGGAGAAGGACAAATATTACATCGAGGTCATTGACGGTTCGGCAACACGAGTCGTATTAGCTAAATAACCAGCATTAAAGCACTCTTTTTGAGTGCTTTTTTGTTTATTACGATATTTATAAACAAAATGTAAATCAATGGCGAATATAAATGACATACATAGCGTAATTGTTGCGGCTGGTTCTGCAAACTTAACTGCGCACACATACTCTGAAATTTATGGTGGTAGTGCTGGTTGCACCATTACTGTTAATGGTACATCACTTAGTGTTGGTGCTTCGTCAAACGTTAAGGTTTGGATTCGTACAGTTAGTGGTGGCTCAGGTTGCTTTTTATTAGGCGAGTATAAGGACGTTTATTCTGGTAGTTCAGGATTAGGTGGCTCCAACTAACGTTTGTCACGTTTCAACATATTTATAACATAAGAAAAACAGTTTAAAACATATGAACAAAAAATCTAACATCACCCCAATTGGCCTTAAAGGTAGAGAAGTATCTGACAGAATGATACAACTTATGGGTATCGCACCAATCAATGAGGGTGTTTCAAGGTCAGCTGTTGAATTGACCAAGATGGGTCCTGACGGCGTAGCTTACGCTATTATCCGTGAAAACCGCGAATGGTATATCAAAAAAGCTGATAAGAGCTCTAATTTGGTGGTTGAAGACTTCCAATACATTGGTGGTTTAAAAAACAAAAAAGAAGCGGCATATCCATCTTATGCATCAGCATTAAAAAAATTAAACTTGATGTTTAGAAGCTTGGCTGAAGCTTACAACTATGAAGGTGAAATCAACATTACACTTAACGATAATCTTTTATCTGAATCTAAGGTTGAAGAAGTTGTTGAGGAAGAAGTTGTTGAGGAAGAAGTTGAATTAAGTGAAGATGAAAAGGCTATAGATGGTATGTTAGGTGAAGAAACTGACCACAATACATTTGACAATGCAGATATGCTTGAAGGTGGTGCTGATAAACTTACCGAATCTAGAATGACTATTTCTGCCGCTATGAAAAACATGGATGAACTGGTAGATAGTCTAACTGTAAAAAAAAAAGTCTAACTGAAGATACAAGATTTAAGTTGAAGGTTGCTGGTTCAAATCCTGAACCAGCCGCCCCAACTAGTCCACAACCAGCGGTGCCAGAACCTTCTATGGGTGATAATATGGACACCGCACCTGCTACTGACGATAAACCATTCGATGACCAACCATTTGATGCTGGTGTTGAAGCTGACGAAGAATCAGACCCTAAAAAGTTTATTGAGCAGTTAACAGGTAAATTAGGTCAGTCATTAAGAGCATATACTGAGTCACAGGGTCAGCCTGATTTTGATTTAGAGAAGTTTGCTATTAACTCTTTATTATCAGCCACACATACAGCTGAAATGACTCCTGAAGACCAAAAAGACATTATTAATAAGGTTAAAAAATCTGGGGCTGGTGATGAAGACGCCGCACCAGAAGCTGATACAACACCAACCGATGATTTAGGTGGTGATGAACCTTCTATGGATGAACCAACTGATGATTTAGGTGGTGAAGAACCAACTGATGAATTGGCTGAAAACATGGCTGGTATTGAAAACAATGAGTTTGAAACTAGTGGTTTGCTTGCTATGAAGAGTTTGCTTCACTATGCTTTTGATGCGTGTAAAAGAGAAGGTATAACACCAAACGAACACGACATTTTCAACTACATGCAATGGTATTATACCGCTGGTAAAAACTTAAATGAAAATGATGGGGGTATTCTTTCTGAGTTCATCAACCCAGATAAGTTAAAACCTTTGGCAAAGAAACCAGCAATTTCTAGAGATGAATTACACATGATTCTACAAATGATTTACAATTCTGTAGATATATCTGGTCAGTATCGCATAATGGATGTTTATAAAGCTTTAGGGTTTCCTTTTGGTGAGGGTACCGTAAATGAATCGAAAGAAATTAATATGACTGGCGCTACTGCATTTCCATGGAGATATGATAGCGAAGATAGTTTAGATGGTAACATAGAAGGTGGTGAAGTTGGTGGTATTCAAGAGATGGATAATTTGTTTTTGACAAATGTACCTAAAAACAATCTATTTCAACCAGGAACTGAAATAACTGAAGGTTGTTGGAAAGGTTATAGACAAGTTGGTATGAAAGAAAAAGACGGTAAAACCGTACCTAATTGTGTACCAATTAATGAAAACGCTGGTGAGTCAAAAAACTATATGTTTTGGCAAAATCTTGAAATGATAAATCATGCATCTGGTGAATTATTAAATATGAACCAGAAAGAGATTGACAAAATGCTTGAAAATGGTCACGATTGGGCGAACGACCACGTATCAAAAGCTTCTGACGATATCGAAGAGGTTTATCACTTCTTTGACACCAATTTAAGTGGTGTAAAAGTGTCAAAAGATTCTGATAAAGACTTGCAAAAAGAGGAAAAATTTAGTATATTTGATAAAGATTATCTTCGTCAAAAATTGACCGAGACATTTAACCAAGATGACTCCATGATTGAACCACAAGTAGCACCAGCACCAGAAGTAAAACCTTCTGTTGCGCCAAGCCCAAGTATTAGCCCTAAACGTAAGAATCAACCATTCTTACCTATGCCTGATGTACAACCAGACCCAAAAGCTGAAATCTAATGTATTTGATTTACGTAAATAAAGTCGGAGCTAACTATAAGTTTGAATACTTATACGAATTCATATTTTCTGATGACACAAAAAATATTGATGGCGAAGATTGGGATGTGTTTCCAGCTTCTGGTAGACCTAGCCCACCAAACAAACACTTTATAAAGCTTGTTGGTAGGTTAGAATCAGAATTGAAACTGGACGTTGTACAAGACAGTAGCATGTTTGCTGTGTGGGACGCTGTTGATGGTGTGATTGCGTTAGCATGGGAAAATATAGACGCTTATGAGTCTTACCCAGAAAAAAGAATATGTTTTACTTTCGGTGAAGAGTTACAATCAGTAAAAGATAAACTCTACGAAAAAGACCTAATTTTAAAATTTAAGAACGAAAATGGAGAATAATCTAAACGAACTAAGAACAGACATGACAACTTACAGTAAAATAAAAGGTAAGTTGAGTCCAGATGAGAAGAAAGATGTTACAATAACTGGTGATAAACCAACACCAACATCTTCAACTTCTACATCATACCCTACGTCTACTTCAACTTATACATCTATGGCGACACAGATGGAGAGTACTGAAATACAACCACAATCTGTGATAAACTATTTATCTAAGGTTAAAGATATGAATACTGGTGAAGTTTCAAAACCTTTCACTATTGCTGATAAGAATTATCAAATGGTAAGAGGTTATGACAACAATCGACAAATCGTATTGGGTGTTATGTGTATGGATGAACTAAATGAAGCTGGTGATAATGTAATTCATAGTCTTGACCATTTTGAAACCAATATTGCTGGTCCAATGAAGGAAACCATGGGTATGATGGGTGCGAACATACAACCAGTACCAACTGAAGAAGATTTCAATTATTCAGGGGAAGAATTAGCATACAATGACCAAAAAGAGTGGGAAGACTACATAAATTTGGCAGATGTTGGTGATGCTAAAATATTTTTTGTTGATACAACAACAGGTAAAGTCGTTGCTAGTTTTAAAAATACCGTAGAGATGTTGAAGTCTGGGACCAAATTAGAGGATAATCAACGTTTGATGAACAGAAAACAACTTATGGCTTTAAGAGCTGGTGAAACAATTCGCGAAGCAATAAGCTTGGATGAGATAACAGCTGACGGAACCAACGTTGATAAATTAAAAAAAGACATGGAAATTTTGGTTAGTAGAATATCAAAAATGTTTGGTAACTACTTTTCAAAATTAAACACAGATATTGAAAAGGGAGCGTTTTTACAGACAATGGCTAAAATATTGAATGTACCAGAAACTAGAATAGCGTCAATTGTTAAGACTTATGGAAATGTTGCGCAAGAGACCCCTATTTCAACCCCTGCATCACCTATAGCGGAAAGCAAGGTAATTAAAGTGGTTAAAGTAAAAGATTTAAACAATGAGTGATTTTAAAAGAATGGCCGAAATTGCATTAAGAGAAGCGGCTAAAAAAACGATAAAACAAGAAAATTCAAAAACTTTGAATGAGAGTGTGGTGTACCCTGAAGGTATGACTGAACGAATGTCACCAAGGCTTGAGCAAGAACTTGCTGAAAGAAAACATTCTTTGGGTAAACACCCTATTTTCCCAGATGATGATGAAGCAACGTTTGAACAAAAGATTTTGGGGAGACGTTTCTCAGAAGTTGCTAAAAGATACAAAAGAGCTTTTGATGTTGATTCTATCAGCAATGAATCGCTTTTAAGGGAAATGATGCCACTTGTAACCGATGCAATGAGTTTGGAAGCTAAACATAGAAAAAAGCTTGAAAAACTTGCTGAGCAAATGATTCGTGAAGAATACGATATGGATAAAGATGTTGTTGAGATACACTGTGAATTGGTTGATAAGGTTAATATGGAAGGTACCAAAAAGAACCCTAAACCAATGGCTACAGAAGCTAGTTTTAAAAACCACGATGAAATTGTTAATGCAAATGAAGAGGTATATAAGCGTAGATTTATAAACGCAATGATTCAAGGTGCCGCTAAAAAAACAAACCATATGTTCCACATGGTTGATGAAGAATTGACCGAATTGGACCCAAGGTTACCAAATAAATACGCTAAGATGATGTCAGCTGCTGACTACATGTACTATGTCATACCAGAAATGGAAGAAGGTGTTAATGGTGGTGTTGTTAAGGTTCAATTCCCAACAGCAACCAATCCTAAAGCTGTCATATATGCACAGGCTATGGTATTTCCAGTTCTTATACATGAATTGGTTAAAGGTGTTATGGAATTGATTTCTGGTCACGGATTACCTAAACAAAAAAGAATAGGTGAATATGTGATAAATAAAGCCGATTTTTTGGCAGCGGAACCGTGGGATATGAGAATAGGTCCAGCTATCTGGGAACAATTTACCACTATGATTGAACCAGATGACTTTAATTTAAAGCATCATATTTACACTGAATTGGTTAAATTACCAGTACGTGAATTCAACATGAAAATGAGAGAAATTATGGCTGGTACCAAAGAAGGTAAAAAGATAATCAATGGTATCGTTAAAGAAGTTAAACAAGGTTTGGCTGAAGATGAATTTAATGAAGCAATCGAGGAAATTGGTACCAAAAACCAAGAAATGGAGCAATCAATTAGCGATGACACATTTGATATAAACGAACTTTTGGGTGGTGATAATAACACTCAAAATGATAATGATATTGACGGATATAATTTTGAAGATTTATTCTAAAAATTGATATTTTTATTAGACATGATTGAGGCCCGATAAGGGCCTCAATCATTTGATAATGGGCTTTTTATGCGTTTATGGCATATTTATAATAAAACAATTATTATGACAGCTCCATTATCAAGGCTAGAAATATTAAAAGAATTTACCAAATGTTTACAATCACCAATCTATGCAATTGAAACATTTTTAGAAACATTTGATAAAACTCAAGAAGGGTTTGTTAACTTTAAACTTTTTCCTCGTCAGAAGGAAATCATCTATGCTTACGAAAAACATAGGTTTAATTTAGTGACAAAACCAAGACAAGCTGGTGTATCAACAACAACGGCTGCGTATATGGCTATTAAGGTCGCTACAGCTGACCGAGATAACCCAGAAGCGGTATTGATTATCGCTAACAAACAAGAATTGGCTTTTGAATTCTTGGCTAAGATTAAAGATTTTTTGTCACAATTACCAAGATGGTTCTGGGGTTCTGAATATTACGGAACTGAGAAAAAAGAAGAGAAATCAATATTTGTTACTGATTCTAAAAAAGAAATCAAATTACCTAACGGTAGTCGTGTAAAAGCGGTTGCTACATCTAAAGACGCTTTACGTGGTTTCACACCAACATATTTGATTATGGACGAAGCGGCGTTCATTGATAACGGTGATGAAGTATTTGGTGCGGCTTTAACTGCGTTAGGTACTGGTGGTAAAGCAATGCTTATCTCAACACCTAGGGGTCACGATGCGCTTTATTATAAAACATACAAACAAGCAAAGGCCAAAGAAAACAACTTTAACATTATTGAAATGCGTTGGTATGAGGATTTAAGGTATAATAAAGACCTTAGATGGATTAAAGGCGATATTTCTGAACCAGAAATTGAATTTACATTCGACTCTTATGAAAGAAGATTAGCCGATGATTGGAAACCAACATCTTCATGGTATGAAGAAATGTGTTTAGGTATGAACAATGACGCTAGAATGATTGCGCAAGAGCTTGATGTATCATTTATTGGTTCTGGTGGTAACGTTATTGATGAGAAAGATATCGCTAACCAAAGAAAATACAACGTAAAAGAACCAATCACGGTTATTAAGATGGGTGAAACGTCATCTACATGGATTTGGGAGTTACCTCAAGAGGGTCACCAATATGTTATGGGTGTTGACGTAGCTAGAGGTGACGGTGAAGATACCTCAACAATTATTGTTGTTGATTTTACAACCATGGAACAAGTATTGGAGTATCAAGGTAAAACACCACCAGACTTATTAGCTCAATTGGTTGAAGAATATGGTGAAATGTATAAAGCCTATACAGTTGTTGACGTAACTGGTGGTTTGGGGGTGTCTACTGTCTTAAAACTACTTGAATTCAACTATAAAAGATTACACTATGATACTACTGATGGTAAGATATTATCACATAAGCAAAGAGAATTGGTGAGCTTTAGTAAAGCCGCAAAAACACCAGGTTTTCACGCTAACTCAGTTCGTCTTCCAATGATAGCAAATCTTGAATTAAAGGTTAGAACTGGTGAAATAAAGATTCGTTCTGAAAGAACCTTAACTGAGATGGAAACATTTATCTATAAAAATGGTCGTCCAGACCACCAAGATGGTTTCCACGATGACTTAATCATGGCATTGGCCATGGCTCTTTGGGTTTTAGAGCACTCATTTAAAAACCTTGAACGTTTAGAGAAGCAAAGCAAAGCTATGCTTAGTGCTTGGTTGAATGGAGCTTCTGAAACAAAACAAGCTCAAGACGAGGACCTTAAAAGAACTGGTTTTGTGAGCAACGCAAATAGACATAAACAAGCAACCCCTAGACCTAAATTTAACCCAATTGTGTCAAAAAATATGCAAGACCCAACTGGGCAATATATGTGGTTATTTAGCGGAATGAAATAATTAAAGATATGATGTTAAAACCTAGACCCTGCCGCCGTGTATTTGTCATGAAACAATACACGCCAGATTTATATAGATGGACACCACCATGTAATCAAAAAAAGGTGAAAATAAGCGGTAACGCAGCTAGAATGCCAATCTATGGTTGTACAGCTATTGCTGGTACCCAAGGGCAAGACTGGGTTACTACGTACACTTACGATATATTGATTGTCGATTATCAACAAGAAAGAAGCGCTTACATGGCGTGTGATTACGTTGTTTAATCTTTATTTTGTCAAATAACGTATTATATTAACTAAAAAAACTTATGGCAAATAATAAACTAACAGTTTTCCAACGATTAGGTTTGGCTTTATCACCTGATAACGCAAAACGTAATCAACCAGCAACAAAACAAACAAGTAGGTACAACCTAGGTAATGATGTTTTGTTAAAAACCCAAAACAAAGCCGAATACGAAATGGCTTTAAAACAAGCCCATCAAAATAAATTGTTGGGTAATGTGTGGAGAAAAGTTGAAAATGGGTTGTTTCAACAATCCATCAACTATGAAACAAGTCGTATCAGTTCATACGCTGATTTTGAGGCGATGGAATTTTATCCAACGATTGCCGCAGCTTTAGATATTATGGCTGAAGAATCAACCACAATAAACGAAAAAGGTAAGATTCTAAACATTTATTCAGATAGCAAAAGAGTTAAAGGTATCCTTGAGGACCTTTTCTATAACAGATTAGATGCTCACGTATCGCTTCCTGTTTGGACTAGGAATACATGTAAATACGGTGATAATTTTGTATTCTTAAATATAGATGATACCCACGGTATTCTAGGCGCTAAACAAATGCCAAACTATGAAATGGACCGTGTTGAGGGTTCTCTTGTGGATATGATTAATAATACAAGCACAAATGATGTTGATAAAACAAGATTTGTTTGGAGAGGTCATAACGTTGAATTTAATTCATGGCAAATTGCCCATTTTAGATTAATGGGTGATGACAGAAGATTACCATATGGTACTTCAATTCTTGAAAAATCAAGACGTATTTGGAAGCAACTTATATTAGCTGAAGACTCAATGCTTGTTTATCGTGTAACTAGAGCTCCAGAAAGACGTGTCTATAAAATCTACGTTGGTAACATTGACGATGCTGATGTACCAGCATATGTTGATGCTATTGCTGATAGATTTAAGCGTATACCAGTAATTGACCCTCAAACTGGTCAAATGGATTTGAGGTTAAACCAATTGGCGAATGACCAAGACTATTTCATACCTGTTCGTACTGAAGATGCACCAAACCCTATTGATACTTTACCAGGTGCTCAAAACCTTGACCAAATAGCCGATATCGAATATCTAAGAAGCAACTTGTTTACCGCTCTTAGGGTACCTAAACCATTCTTAGGTTTTGATGAAACCAATGGTGAAGGTAAAAATTTAGCGCTTCAAGATATTCGTTTTTCAAGAACAATCAACCGTATCCAACAAGCAATTTTGCAAGAACTAAATAAAATTGCAATCATACATTTATTCTTGTTAGGGTTTGAAGAGGATTTTGATAACTTCACACTTACTCTTAATAACCCATCAACTCAAGCCGAAATGCTTAAGATTGAGCACTTGCAAAATAAGGTTACACTATTCAAAGACGCTGTTTCTGATGCTGGTAATGGTTTTGCTGCGATGTCAATGACCAAAGCAAAACGAGAAATTTTGGGTATGTCTGATGATGAAATTAAACAAGATTTACTTGAGCAACGTATGGAAAAAGCAGCTGCTGCTGAGCTTGCTAGAACTGAAGGTGTTATTAAACATACAGGTGTATTTGATGTTGTAGATAGGATTTATGGTGATATGAATGCGGCAATCAACGGTGGTGGTAACCCTGCTGGTGGTGAAGAAGGTGAAGGTGGCGCTGGAGGCGGCGGTGGACTAGGTGGTTCATTTGGCGGCGGTGGCGTAGGTGGTGAAGACTTAAATTTTGGTGAAGAAGGTGAAGACGAAGCTTCAACAGAAGCTGGTGGTGAAACTGGCGCTGCTGATGACTTGGAAGGTGGTGCAGAAGCTGAAGCTGGCGCAGAAGACCAAGAATTAGCGGACACTGAAAATTTAGCCGAATCAATTAGAAAAACTGATAAATTATTGAAAGAGCAAAAATTAGCCCTAAACGAAAAACTAAAAAATAGAGCTAAAAAATACAAAGGCAGATTTGTTGATGTTTTGATTGAATCAATTAAGCCAGATGGGAAACCAACTGTTGAAAAGGTAAAGATTTACGATAAAAGTATGAAAATCAATAATGATGTCAATGATATGATTAACGGTATCAATAAAATGTTAGGTGAATAAGGCTTTTTAAGATATTATTCATATTTATTATTAAATTGAACAATGGCAGATATCACAAACATATCAAAAAATTTTGGAATCATTAAAACAGCTTATAATAATTTGCTGTCAGAGGCTATTACTTCAAAAAATGACGCAAATAAAGGGTTATTTAAGAAGTACGTTAAGTCTATAAAAGAAAATGAAATTCTAAAAACTCAGTTTTTGGTTTACACAAATATTGAGAATAAGGTTGAGTCAGATGTTGAGAAAGCAAGAATGTTTGTAAAAGAAAATATCGAACTTTTTAATAAGTTCGATAAAAATGAAATATTGGAGGCGAATGCCAAATTAGCCAAAGATATTTTATTTGAAGAAAATCCAGAAACCAATGAATTGTATGAAAATATAACAACATTGATTTTTACAGCTAAGCATCCTCTAACAGTTGACAAAATTGTTGAAGCTACTAGTAACGTGGTAAACTACATCATTAACAACAAACCTAAGGTTGTTAGTGAATCAATAGATTTACCACCTAGTTTGGTTTCAAGAATCCTTATTGATAAATTCAACGAAAGGTATTCAACATTAGACGAATCAGAAAGAAAAATGATTTCGGTAGTTATTGAATCTACAGATGTTGAGAAAGCTGAAGCGTATAATATGGTATTAAGTGAGTGTTTGGGTTTAATAAATGAACAACTAAACACTAGTGACTTAGAATTGAAGGACAAGTTACTTAGAGTTAAAGAAAAACTTTTAAATGACAAGAAGGAAATCAACGAAGATTTTGTTAAGAATTTATCAAAATTGGTTGAGTTGAGGGACAACTTGAAATAATTAAAGTTGGTGTTTTATGGTTAGTGTTGGTGCTAACCAAAAAGATTAGATTGGACAACCAATCATTATTTGACTATAAAAACTGTTACTGAAAATGAAAGAAATTCTTGTTGCATTATCCCCAATATTGGTGGCTGTACTTACCGCTATTATTGGTCCATCAATATTAGAATGGGTAAAATCAAAGTTTGCAAAAAACAAAGAGAACAAAGTAAAAAAAGAAGAAAAAGATAGTGGATTGATGTTTTCATTGACCCTTAATAAGTTTAACATTTTAAAAGACACTATTGAAGAATTGTTTGCAAAAACCAAAGTTGATAGGTTTTTGATTCTTGTTGCAAAAAATGGCAAGGAAGATTTTAAATTCGCCACGGCTATCTATGAACAACATGCTGACAATGATAAGGTAAAACTATCATTTGGTGCTGTTGGGAAATATGTTGATTTCCAGTTTGACGATAATTACCGTCAAATTTTAAAAGAAGCTGAGATTAAGGGATTATATCGTTTTGATGTTGACAAGGAGCCAGATTCAGACTTAAAAAATATCTACATATCCGAGGGGGTTAATTATTCAACAATTTACTTCCTTAAGAGAATTAAAAATTATGATGGTGAAGACAACGATTGTATACTATATTCATCATTTGCCACACACGATACTGAAGCTTTTTCACCTAATGACCACATAAATAAAAAATTGGTTGTTAATAAAATAAAGGCTGATGTTATTGACGAAATAGAGTTCTAACACACCAGGTTGACTTTTCCTTATAAATTCGTATATTTGTAAAAAACAGTTATATGAAAACAGGAAAAGAAATGAAGACCAACTCTTTTAAAGAGTTTAACGTGGTTTATGGCAGTGTGGATAATAAGAATCCTAAAGCTGTTTACATAAACATATCATCGTGGTTAGAACCGCTACATGATGGCGATATAAACTATAATCGCGCTATACGAAACATCAACAAAAAACTTAAGCAATCATTATACGCATTTGATTCAAGTGGGTATTGTTGTTTTATAAAGGATAGAACTATAGTTGATTTAGACATCAGAGAATCAGGGATTAGGTTTGGAAAAAGAAGCTTTATGAATTGCGAAGTAACATTATTTTCAACCATAGAGATACCAGTCAATGATGATAGTATGAAAGAGACTATGATGACATTCATTGAACACATCATAGATGATGTTTTGAAGAAGAATGAATATTTTTCATTCAACAAGAAAAAGAAATAAGAAAGGCCCCAATCACTGGATTGGGGCTTTTTCTTTATATCCATATATTTATTTGTATACAAGCTAGCAAATTATGGATATAAACTATAACAACTTAAAAGTACTTAAGCGTGGCCAAACAGGTTTCGGTTATCTTATCGAACACGATGCTGGGTACATTAGTCCTGATGAACCAAGGAACCAGCCATTCATCAATGAGATAAAAAAATTGGACACTGGTAAAATGGTGTTGGCCGAGCCACTTATTGTTTACGTTATCCTTCAAAAGTATGGTGTCCTTAATCGTAATGGTCGTGTTTATTCTGAACAACTTTTAAAAAGACAAAACGAACTTTATCAAACAGCTATTAAAGAAAGAGCTGCAATAGGTGAATTGGACCACCCAGAATCAAGTATTATAGCTGGTGATAGAATTTCTCACAACATTATTGAAACATGGTGGGAAGGTAATACGCTTATGGGTAAGATGGAAATCTTAATGTCGCCAGGTTTTATCAATTACGGTATTGTATCAACAAAGGGTGATGAAGTCGCAAACCTTCTTAGACACAGAATTAAAATTGGTGTGTCATCACGTGGTGTTGGTTCATTAAAAGAAGGTCGTAATGGTGAACAAATCGTACAAGATGACTTTGAATTGATTTGTTGGGATATTGTTACAGCGCCATCAACACCAGATGCGTGGATATTTAAAAACCACGGAGAAGCTAGACATTTCGCTGAAAATATTGAAGAAAAGAAGAATATTGTTAGTGAATCATTGACTGACAAGTTGAGTAATTTTTTAAATGATTAAAAAATTTTTTTGAAAAAGCCGTTTTTTATGTCTTTTCAAAATATACCATATATTTATTATCAAATAAGGTAATATTTTACCTATGTTTAACATTAACAAACAAAAATGAATAACAAAAAAACATTGCTTGAGGAAGCGCTTTTAGATATCGAACATATCAAAAACGCACTCAATGCCAACACAAAAGAAATACTTCGTTCGGTTTCGAAAGAAGAAATTGATGCTGTTGTAAAAGAGTCTCTTGCTCAAGAGGCTTACACTGAAGAAACAATCCCAATGGATGAACCAGAAATGGAACCAGAAATGGGGGGTGATTCTTTAGAGATGACAGATGTTGAATCCCCAGAAGGTTTGGGTGGTGAAGAAGCCCCAGAAATGGATATGGCTCCAGTAGCTGGTACAGACGAATTAGGAATGGATGGTTTACCATCGGATGAAATGGATTTGACTGATGCGTCAGATGACGATGTTATCGCAGTTTACAAAAAACTAAGCGGTGAAGATGAAATCGAAATCGTTGGTGATGAAATTCACTTAAATGTATCACAGCCAGGTGAGTACGTAATCAAAACATCAGATGTTGACACAATGCCAACAGGTGACATGGCTCCAGAAATGGGTGGCGAAATGGAACCAGAAATGGGTGGTGAAGACGATGTAGATTACGAAATCGAAATGGATGATGACGCTGAAGGTTCTGAAGAAGCACCAGAAGGTGGTGAAGAAGAAGAAGCTGGTGAAGAATCAGCTGAAACTGAAACCCCAGAAGGTGGTGAAGAAGAATCAGGTGAAGAGGAAGAAGAAGAAACTATTGATGAAAAAATTGCTGTAGGTACAGGTATGAGTGTGGGTAACCACAGAAACCCAACTACTGCTGGTTCAATAGGTGCTGCTGAAAACCCTAAATCAATCATGAACGAATCAGTAGCTGCTAAGAAATTAGTTTCTGAAACAACAAAAAAATATAACGCTCTATTGACTGAAGCTAAAAAACTTAAAACTGAAAATGAAGAATTCAGAAAGGTTCTTAAGCAATTTAGAACACAGTTGGTTGAGACGGTAGTATTCAACAGCAATTTGAGTTACGTAACCAGATTGTTCACTGATTATTCTACAACAAAAGCTGAGAAGCAAAGCATTATCAAAAGATTTGACGAAGGTGTTTCAACACTTGCTGAATCTAAGAAACTCTACAAGACAATTATTAACGAATTGGAATCTAGAAAGAGCATTGCTGAATCAGTTGAAAGCAAAATCGTTAAAGAGTCAACATCTAGTTCTTCAAAACAATTAAATGAAACAACTGCATATGTTGACCCATCAACCAAGAGAATCTTGGAATTGATGAAAATAAAATAAAATAACCAAAACCAAACAAATAAACAGAAAATTATGTCACATTTATTGACTTCTGGACAAGTAGGTAACATCGGATTGAATCACATGAAAGCAATCCGTCAAGAAACCCAAGCAAAATGGGATTCTTTAGGTTTCCTTGAGGGTCTTAAAGGCCACGTAAAAGAAAACATCGCACAGTTGTACGAAAACCAAGCTTCTAGCTTGTTGACTGAATCAACTACTGCGCAATCATCAGGTTCTTTCGAAACTGTTGTATTCCCAATCGTAAGACGTGTGTTCTCTAAACTTTTAGCGAACGATATCGTATCAGTACAAGCTATGAACATGCCAATCGGTAAGTTGTTCTTCTTCGTACCACAAACTTCTAGCCGTGTTAACGGTTCAGGTGTTGCTGGTAACGACTACGCTACAACTAACTCATCTGATGTGTACGGTACTACTTACTCAGCTCACACTGGTCTTAACGGTATGCACGATGGTACCGCTACTTCAGCTGCATTGCCAGTTGCTGTAACTAAAGCATCTACTCCGTTGACACAATGGGCGGCTAAGAACCTTTACGATATATTCTATAACGATGGTTTGTTCGACAACTCAAAAGGTACTCTTACAATCGTTGCTATGAACGTATCTGGTCTTAACGCTTACACATTGAACAGTTCAGGTGAATTCGTTGTATCAGCTCCAGCTTCTACTCAACCAACAGCTACTGATGGTTCTGTAAGAGAAATCATCATCGGTCTTTCAGGTTTCACTGGCGGTGCAGGTTCTGCAAACGGTCGTGAAGTATTGACTGGTCCTGATGGTAACAACATGGACACTGAGTCATTCTTGGCTTCATTGCACGTTGTAACAACTAACGCTATCCTTGACCGTGACGGTAACACAATTATCGCTGCTAACAAGGAAGTTCCTTTCCGTGTAGTTACACAAAAATACGGACAAGGTATTGTAACATCATCATCATATAGCCCAGCTAATGTAATGTATGTTGCTCTTGACCTTCGTCACCCAGTAGGTACTACCGCTTCAGGTACTGCTAACGCTGGTACATCAACTTACGATGGTTATATAGGTGCTTCTGCTACTACTACATCTGCTTTCACAACAACAGCTGGTCTTCAGTTCGCATGGGCTGAGTACGAGTCTCTTGAACTTGAAACTGAACTTGGTGAAGTTTCATTCAGATTGGACGAAGTTGTTGTATCTGTTGAAGAAAGAAAATTACGTGCAACATGGTCACCAGAATTGGCGCAAGACGTTAGTGCATTCCACAACATTGACGCTGAAGCTGAATTGACTGCGATGTTGTCTGAACAAGTTGCGGCAGAAATTGACCGTGAAATCTTGAGAGACCTTCGTAAAGCTGCTGCATGGCAATTGCGTTGGGACTATAACGGTTGGAGAAGAGCTTCTTCTGCTGCTAGCCCATACACTCAAAAAGACTGGAACCAAACTCTTATTACTAGAGTTAACCAATTGAGTGCTCAAATCCACAAATCAACCCTTCGTGGTGGTGCAAACTTCATCGTTGTATCTTCAGAAATCTCTGCGATTTTCGATGACCTTGAATACTTCCACGTATCTGACGCGAACCCAGAACAAGACCAATACAACATGGGTATTGAAAGAATTGGTACATTAAGCGGTCGTTACCAAGTGTATCGTGACCCTTATGCACCAGCTTACTCTATCATCGTTGGTCACAAAGGTAAGTCATTGTTGGACACAGGTTACATTTACGCACCTTACGTGCCATTGCAACTTACACCAACTATGTATAACCCATTCAACTTCGCTCCAGTGAAGGGTATCATGACCCGTTACGCTAAAAAAGTTGTTAACAACAGATTCTACGGCCACGTGCGTGTAGACGGTGTTCCAACATTTGACGTAAACGAATTGAGATAATCTATTTAACTCTATAAACTAAAAAAGGTGAGGATTTTCCTCACCTTTTTTGTTTTATATCAAGATATTTATGTATATGAAAGAGACGATAAAAAAGTTACTTAGGGAAAATCTAGATTATCAAGGTGAACACCAAGCGCCAGATAAGGATGATATACCAATCTATGACATGACCAAAGGTTTTCCAGAAGACATTTATTCAAATGAGGCTGTAAGGATGTACGGTGAACATAGTGATGAATACTCAGACCAATATTCTTTAAGTGTTATCAATTCTGTTAGAAATAAACCAAAAGCTAAAGTTAAAATATATCGAGCAGTACCAAATGCTAACCATGATGTTGCTAAACAAATTAAAGAGCTTAGCGATATTGTCAACTACTATTATAAGTTTGGCTTCTTTCCGATGAGAAATAAAATTGTAAGTGACTTAGAAGATAAGTATTATAACAGTATTCCAGATTATGAACAACGACAAGCTAAAGTATTGGATGATATAAAATCAGAGATAACTTCGTTGGAATCTAGCAAAGTAAAAGGTTTAGGTATAAATAATGGTGATTGGGTGACGATAAATCCAGACTATGCTAAATCACACGGTAAAAATAATTTGAACAATAAGTTTAAAGTTATTACAAAAACAGTTCCAGCCTCTACGTTATTTACTTACGGAGATAGCATACATGAATGGGGGTATAATTTATGAAAAAAATAATCAGACAATTACTAAGAGAAAACCTAGCGGTTAACGATATGGCAATATTGGTAACCGATTCATACATTATCCTAACCGATAAAACAGGAACCAATTTTTATGCTGTTGCGACTTATGAGAAAATAGAAAATGGTTTATATCACATACCAGCCATGGGTGCTGAAAAAGGCTACGGGTTTTATTTATTCAATATCATACTAACGCTCATTTCGCCAGAATATTTAATTGCTGATAGAGATTCATCAACTAGCGCTCTAGCAGCTAAAATGCTTCAGAGAGCTTATCAGGACCCAAACATTGAGCATGTGACCCTAAATCCAGATGATAAAAATTACATGAAATATGATAGGGAATCACCAGAATATAATGCTATTGTAAACACTAAGTTTAGGATAAAGAAACCAATGAATGTGGCAAAAATGTTAGCTGACGGTAAGACCATCATGACCAAAAAGAAGATACCAATGGATGTTTGGAATGATAAAGCATTTGATTACTTCAGTAACAAATTAGGATAAATAATAAAGGGACCCATGGGTCCCTTTATTTATGCGTTAACTTTATAGTTGTTTTTAGATTTTAGTTCCGCATTTTGAGCAGAATTTATCGGTTTTGCCGACCTTACTACCACAGTTTGTACAGTATCTTTTTACCATAAGCTCATCAACACTAATCGTTTTTTGAGATACAGGAAGAAGCTTATACTCTACTGTGTGGAATGGGTAAGAATAGAAGTCCTTACTCACATATTTGAAACTTTGGTTAGAATGTGAACCTTGTTCTACTCTACCAGTTTCAATTGTTTTAGACAGCTTTCTACTTCTTATTGGAGACGATTTGCGACTTAATTCTTGTGGTGCAAAATCAATAGAACCAGATGTAAGGCTTGACATACCATTCGTTGTGTAAGTTATGTCGCTAGAATAATAACTAGCAGAACCAATACTATCAGTAGTGACAGAATTAGTGTTTGTCGGCACACTTTTTAAATCGGTTGTTGTAACTGACCCGCCAGCGGTTCCACTTGAACCAATACCCAAACTAGATGGTGATGACATTGAGTTATAATACCAATATTGTTGCCAAGATGGTACTGATGGTGATAACGGATAGTTGGTTATGACTGGATAAGACACTGGGATTTTAACTTCTTCATTATAGAAGTATACCTTGATGTCCCCATTGTTTTTAATGGCTTCTTTTACCTCTTCAGATTTACCAACCTCATAGGTATCAAATAGAAACTTCTGAGCTACATCAATATAACGGTCTAGGAACACTCTCTCACCTGGGTTTAAGACCAGTCCTGATTGTGAAATCAATCGTCCATTTAATTCGATTTTAGCAAGTACAACGTTTGTTGTTGGGTTGAATAATTCAATCTGGAACTCTTGTCCTTTTTGAAGATAGCATGTTGGCATTTCGCCAGACTTGTTGTAGACCTTGATTCTACTTTTGTTCACAGCAATGTTTGCTGTAGGCACCTTTTGGGTGCTAGTTGTTTTGTTCATAATGTTTATTAACTTTTTAACATTGTTATTTGTACTGATATCTTCGTTGCCTTGACAACTCTAAACCTTTATTTCACGGTCGAGACCAATACGTTAGTTAACGCAATTATAAATATACACCAAAATAAAAAAAGGTCAAGTACTTATTGACCCCTTCTTAGTTCAGATTGGTTCACAATATCAAAAATTACAGCATCTTTAAGTGTTGTAACTTCTTGATTAGAAGTAGATTGGATGTCTAAATAGTAAGTATTTGGTATAAGACTTTGTGTGTCCAATAAAAAATAATAATTGTTGTTTGACCTTTCAACTGGTTGCCAATCTATGACGGTGAGTTCTGATTTACCTTCTCTAACATATAGCCTATATTGAAGGTCATCTATGTATTGAGTTTGTTCTACGGTATACGGAATTCTAGCTGAAACAATAACTTTTCGGATATCACCTCGCTTGATTCTATCTTGGCTACGAATACCAGAGACAGTCACCGCCACCTTCTTAGGTAGCATAGTATTGTCACCGATGTTGTAATAATCCATCGAATCTTTTGTTGCAAATTGCATTTCAATATTTGGTCGGCTAATACCGTTTACGGTAATACCAGTCCAAGTATCATAATACATGACACCAACATTATCCCCATTTGATTCTATCGTCAAATCTATTGAATAAACACCCAATGTTACGTGATTAACATCTGAAGATGTATAAGCTGAAATAAGGGTATCTGAACTATCATAGATGTTTACACTTGGTGTTGAATCTAGATTGGTTGGGTTACCATTAAGGTTGACGTATAGATAAAGCTTGTTAGGTTTATCCAAAAAGAAATTAGCTCTATCATCTACGATATGGTTATCGTAAATTGTTTCAACATATGGTTCGTAAAATGTTTGAGTATTATTTGTGAAGAAACCGACATATTGTAATTTTGTCGTATTCATTTCTTCATATGCTCTAGCGTATGCAATACCTAATCCGTAATTTGTAGCACCAGTAAGCAAACCATTTACATAATCGGTTATGTCTATGTCAATATTTTCATTACCTTTATCAAAATGTTGTGTGTTTACTGTAATACCAGATGGTGAACCAGAATATACACCAGTTCCGTTGGCCCATTCAACACCTGTTTGGGCTTCAACCCAGTTTGATGCTTCGTTTGAATAAGCTGAGTCACCAGCTACAATGAATGGTACTTCATAATCATAACCAACACCGTTATCCCAATCTTGGTTTATTTTAAAGACAATTAAATCGAATGAGCTAGCTCTATCTTTCCCACCCATGGTACCGTTTAGATATTGAGTGTCAAATGAGCCAGTATTGGTCATTTTAAGAGTGTGTGTAAGTTTGGATAGGTCTGTATATGTCCCACCAGTATAAAGCTCTCTTAATCTTGTCTCATCAAATTTGAATAAGAATCTACTGTATTTTTGTTCACCAATAGCACCACCATAAAATAACTCAGTAACTGGGTTTAATCCAGTATTCACGTTTAAGTTACTTACAATAGTGTTATTTTTATCGAAATATGTGCGTACTACCATGGTTTTGTTTTTTTATAAATATCGTAAAACCTTAGTTAATACGGATGTTTTTAGACAACATTCGTTTTTCCAAATCGTTGGCTTTTGCCTTAAGTTCGGCAATAGTTTGTTGGTTACCGCTAGTCGTCAAATCAGTGGCTGGGTTACCAGAACCGTTGTGGACGTGGTAAAGTATGGCGTTCTTCAAAAGTATCAAATATTCCAATAAGATATCACCAAAAGGTAGTTGATGGGCATCCTTTAAAATAAGTGCCAACGTTTCATCACTAATTAAGTCTTTTTGGTCCAATAGATTAAATCTTGGGTTACCGTCTTCGTGTGTTAAGAAGTTAATCTTGTTTGCAACAACATTTGTAACGGTACCTAATTTAGCCTCAGAATTCTCCGTTTTAGGCTTAATAATGACATCATTCTTCATTTGGATATAAGATTGTGTCTTATTGTTAAAAACGAAGCCATATGGCTTGCTAGATGGGTTTATTTCAAACTTACCAGCTCTAATTACAACTTGATTGTGTTTTTGGGTGATATCTGTATTATATCGACCCTGAATACTGACATCGTTAACATCTGGATATACCCCATCAAGTTCAGGTATGCTATCAACGCTTGTATTTGGTTGAACACTGGCAAAAGTGAACCCCCTTAGCGCCGTATTGTAATATGGGTCGTTGTTTAGTTTATCTGGTTGGGATATAATTGGACCGATGTATAACCTATCAGCAAATTCTCGATATCTACTAAAAAACATCACAAAAACCGCTTCTTTAGGTTTAGGGGTTGTGGTAAATGTTTTTGGCAACAAAGGAAAACACCATGGTAAATCAGCATCAAGTGTACCATCATCACCACCTGTTGATGCTGGACCCTTGATTCTAACCTTTATTCTACCCATATGGTACGGGTCATCTACTGAGATAACTTCTGCCACCTCTAAGTACCTGTGCCTTTCGAATAAATGGTCCATTGGGTTTTTATCCCCTCTAGCCGACCTTGATGTACCTTCGTTCATTATTTATTTAATCGTTTAATTAGTATTGATTGGATTCTATCGAAACGTCTATCCATTTCATCCATCTTATCTAAATCTTGAAGCATCTTTATCTTAAGAGCTTCATAGTCCGCTTCCATTTGTTTAATTTCAAATAGAAGGTCATTGTTTGATTTGTTCTCTAAATCTTCCATTATCTTATTATACCGTCACCGATACCCATTGCTGTTGTTGCGCCTTGAGAAACGACTGGTGCTCCTAAGTTACCAATACCTATGGTACTAACTGAAACACCTGGTGGAATAACGACATCCACTCTAGCATCGTTTAACAATGCACTTATTATTGCTTTTACTCTTATCACTTCCATAGCTTCCTCGACATTAGGACCATCAGCAAAAACATCACCGACAACTCTACCAGCGTCTGATTGTTGACTTATGATTTCAGCGGCAATACTCTCTGCTGATAATCCTGGCCTTAACTTAGCCCCAATCATAATCAATGGTGGTGGTAGTGGTTCTATTGGTGCTTCTGGTATTTTAAACGCAGATAAAACAGTATTAAGAACACCATTTAATGAGTATATGTTTACACCAGTACTTGGTATTGGTTTAGTATCTGCCATTTTATATGCTGTTTAGTAAACTATTCACTTGTGATTTTGGAACCCCTAACAAAGTTTGCATTTGTGCTAATCTGTTTGTGGCTCTTTCTTTTTGTTTCTTGAGCATTGCTGCCGAAACAAGTGATGAAATCTCTTTTAATGCAACCGCCAATAATATCTTTATTATTTCTTCCGAAATAGCTTTCATAATACTACTCATCAATTGCTTGTTCTTTTTAATAAAATCTATTGCGCCATCAAAATCTGATGTTGGTCCATAGATTATCTTATAGTTGATAACAAAAGCCATCATCACCTTAGGTGATAAGAAAATACTAACAATAGCTTTGATAAATGTATCAAGAATGTTTTGGATAAAATTAAGCTTAACGTTTGGCTTATCAGTAAAATTGTTTATTGCTGAAGTTGTTGCATTTGCCATTGATTCTAAAGCAGAATCAATCGTTTCTTTTCTATCTAAAGGTGTTGTTGACGCTGATAGACTGGTTGTGAACCCAGTTAATTGCTGTACAGGAACTGTTGACACCATAGGTACCATTACACCACCAGTAGGATTGGCTGATGTTGGTAGAGATAGGTTTAGAGGTTTGTAACCTTTTTTTCTATGATAAGCGTTTAATTCATTTTGTAACGTTTCTTCTTTACTAAAAGCAAACGCATCATCATTCATTGGGTCCTTATTTAAGTTATTGACCATCTTATCAATGATTGCGTTTATTTTAGCTTCTTCCTCTAATTGCTTTAACGATTTAGATGTTGATATGGTACCAAAGTTAAAGTCTATGGTTTTTGTCAAAACATTTTCTGTGTTTAAAAAAGTATTACTATAAATGTAATCATTGTTTAAATCAGTTAATGTTTTAGTATTATACGATGGGTTAGCCTTTATTGTTATCGTATTATTTGGGGTTGAACCCACACCAACGGAATTGAATGTAAAGTCTAATATGTTTTGCCACGTATGAGTAATACCATCATCTTGGATTACCCCATATAGGAACGTATTGAAATCTGAGCTATTGGTTAGCGTTGGTGTAATGTCGTTATAGATTAGGCTACCAGCTAAAGTATTTGGGTCTGTTCGTAACATATCCAAAAAATCAATCTTAGATACTGGTATAGTTATACCAGCACCTGTGGATTTCAACCAATCTGGTAGATGTGGGTCAACACCACAACTAACTAAACTCTTAAGGTCTGTTGCTAGAACGTGTTTAATGTTCTTTTCAATAGTCGGTAACGAGTTAGATAGTATTTCGCTGACAGAAGATTTCAACGCCTCATAACCAATAAGCGATTTAATTAAATCACTTAAAAAAGAAATACTATCCCCACCGTTATTAATAGACGGTAGAGAAGATGTTTTCTTTAATTTTGGGAGACTTTCGGTAAGCGTTTTAAACGCCGCTATTTTACCAAAAACTTGCTTCTTCTTATCAACGATAGCCATAGTTACTCAATATCTAAATCACTATTATCACCAGATTTTTTCAACATATCTCTAATCGCTGAAAAATCATCAAAATTAGCCTCACCTTGTTGTTGTTGTTCGGTATTGGCTAATTGGTTAACCGCACCACTATTTTTAATCAAATCACTTTGAACCTTAGCTAATTCAAGTTTAATTCTAATAGCAGAGTCTTTAACCTTCAAAAAGTTGCTTTTTTCTTTGGCTATTTTTGTATAGTCGTCAACATCGTTTGGTGTTGCCGCATTTGCAAGTTCGTTAATACCGACCTGCGCTTCTGTGATTTGTAAACACGCATCGTTATATGTCTCTTGTAGAAGACCTTCCAACGATGCAGTACTGTTTACTTTAACCTCTTGTTTTTTCTTTCTTGGCATAGTATGTCCTTTGTATATAAATATTTGAAAAAGACATTTTTTACCATTTTTTATAACCCACGCTGCTTTATGAATTCATACAGCACTTTATAGCGCTTCATGGCTAAACGTATGTCTTTTGTGGATAAATGGGTGTATTCCCTCATTGTTTCAAGAACTGAGTTCTTATTATACTTTGAACCGCCATCCATGGCGTCAAAAGCTGTTTCCCAATTTTCGAGTATCTCAACTAAAGCAAAACCTACTTTTTTCTCGTTTTCGGTTAGCTTCTTTTTTGGTAAGTGATTTTCATTATTAAGCTCATCTTTTATACCTTGGATGATGTTTAATATAAACTCATCTGAAGATATATTATCTGAATCAATACTATAAGATAAATCCTCATCTTCTTCTAAATCCATCGAAACGTCTTCATATGAAGTGGTTTGTTTCATCATTTTCTCATCTTTCATTATGAGACCTAGGATGTAGTGTTTAGTTATTGTGCCAAAATATGAATATGCTTTTTTATTCTTACCCTTTTCAAACTTATGTACTTTTGTCATTAAGAAAGATATTGTGTCACCATGCAATTGCTCAAATGTATAACCTTTCCTAAATAATTTGTACCTTCTAATTATCGCCTCAACCATTTTAATGAGTGGTCCATTTAACCACTCATTAAAAATTTGATTCCTTTCTTTTTCGTCTTCCGATTCTAAAAACTTAATAACTGCTTCTTCTTCATTTGGACCAAAGTACGGTTCGTTCTTTTTGCGTCCTCTTTTCACGATTAAGATATTTGTTCGGTATATGTTATTTCTCTATCTTTTGCGAAATAATGTTCTTTTTTAGCCTGTGCAATCCACCATCTGTTTTCATCTGGTTTCATTGTTTCTTTGTATTGCGCAAACAATGAATTCTTTCTTTGGTTGACGTGTTTATAACCAAATTTAGGGATTACCATAGTTTTAACTGACTTGAAAGTCATTCTAAGCAAAAACTCATAGATAAAGGTTAGTTTTACGTTTGATTTGAAGCCACCGAATTGGTCAAACAATTCTTTCTTCATTACGATTCCATCAATACCAAAGTTTTGATAAGCTAATAGTGCATTGTAATCCAAAATACCTAATTCATCAGAAAAACTTTGCGCCCAAACAGCTTCATTGGTAAATCCTTGGAAGGTGTTGTCTTTATCGACATCAACAATAAGTGGCATAAAGATTTCAACATCTTTATGTGCCGCTCTGTACTTGATTACATTGTCAAACCAGATTGATGCGTATTCATCATCAAATTCTAGGAAGCTAACCCAATCTGATTTAGCATTAGCAACGCCCAAGTTTATTTGTGTTTGAACGTCTGTCTTACCTTCGTTATCAACGAATGTAATCAATGATTTAATGTCACCAAAATCAAATTCGTTTTTAATGTACGACATTGTTGTACTACCTTTAGGTGCTACTATTACAACCTCATCAGGTCTTACTTTTTGAACTCTAATGCTTTGAATAGCGTTAGCGAACATTGGTTTTGTTGTGTCATCTAATTCATGTACTGGTAAGATGACTGAAATATTTGTGTTACTCATATTTTATTTTTGTTTTTTGTATTCTTCTAATAATTGTCTATATAACAATGATACGGCATCAATCTCATGGAGAATTGATGTTTGTGAGATAACATCACTCGTTGCGGTTGCTATTACCTTTTCTTCGCCGTTCTCATCTAAGATTGACATCCTTAAAGTATATTTTTTATCCATTTACTGTTTCATTTTTTGACGCTTCAAGGTTAGCTATCAATTTAACAATTTCTTTTTTTCTGTTGTCAAAAATACCACCATAAACTTTTTCAATTTCAGCGGCTTGTCTTTCTGGGGTGTACTTACCACAGCTTTCTTCCATTGTTTTAAGAAGTTCTGTTGGGACTGAATCTTCCAACCAGTGTTTCAAGTAAGTTGCAATCAATTCTGGGATATTGATGGTTGTGTTTGTCCAGACACCATTAGATTTGATTGTAAGGTTACCTTCAGCATCTTTGCTCTCCATCCATTCTGGGATAAGGTTAGGCATCTTTCCGATTACAGGTGTCTTACATTCCATGGCTTCAAGCGGGAATGTACCAAAACCAGCGCAGTCATCTATCCAAACAGCCAAACAACATTTACCCAATTCTGTAGCAAACTGTTCTCGTGACATACCTCTCATATCCTTAAATGTAATCCATTTGTATAGTGGATATTGAAGATAGAATGATTTAGCTATTTTAGCAGCGTCTGATTGATTTCTTGTTGACAAAGCAACAACAGGTATTTTTGGTTTATCACTTTCCTTAAAGAATTTAGGGATGGATACTGGTACCACGTGAGTGTTGATGCTTGGGAATAGGTTACTAATGTAGATTGCTTGGTTTTCACTAGTTGTAATAACATCAGCAAAACCGTAATCAATATTCCAACGCTTACCTATAGGTAATAATTCCAATAGGTAATCGTAGCTTTGTGAAAAAACAATCTTCTTACATGGGAACCCTTTGATTTGGTCCATAATGTTTGAGAAGATTTCTGGTATAACAACAAAATCGTGTGGATTAATGTTTAACTTACCGCTTTCAATTGAAACGTGTGGTAGTGCAGCATATTCTTCACCTAGCCAATCTGAGATACCATTACCTTCGGCGTTACCTCTAATTCTGTAGTCGTTTTTCTCGCACAAAATTGAGGCTTTATAGCCCAATTGGTTTAATACTTTGACGTGTTCGTAAATGTTTGCAACACCAGCTGTTGGGTTACCTTTTGTGTCAAGGGTAAAGAAATATAGTGTAAATTCATTACCGTTTAATTTGTTTAATACAGATTCAGCATTCTTAATTTGCTCATCTATTCTTTGCAATTGTTCTGTGTTCATATTAGTCTTGCTCTTTTATAATTTCGTATTTATATAAAGTATTAAAGGCCACTTTATAAGCCATAGGCATTTGTTCTAAAGCCGATTCCGCACCTAGGGCTGAATCACCTTGGTCATCTGAATCTAAAATGATATCAATACAATTTCTTATGATATCATACTTAGCAGCATCCAATTCTTTCATTTTTGGTAGGCTTGCTTGAACTGTAGTTGTCTCAATTGTGCCGTCTACAAAAGTTTTAGTTGTCGTTTCAATGCTAGTGTGATATTCACCTTCTTCAGGTTGAATAGTGATGATTTTTTCTAGAGTATCTAGGTCTATGTAATAATAAATTCCACCAAATTCTATCATGATAATTCTTCGTAAGTTGTTGTTATTGTTTTTGTTAATATTTTAGCTCTTAAATCAGAATCATTCATGAATTCTAAAATTGAGTCTAGTGTGTAATCAGCATCCGATTCTTTGTTATATGGAGCATTTATTTTTACACTAACTTTGCCAGATGGTTTGGCAGCTAAAGCTACTGGATTAGCCGTAATTAAGACATCAAAATCTGACCATTCATCTTCGTTATTTTTAACGAATTTAATACTATTGATTCTGGCCCCAGTTTTAGATAAAAAGAAGAAGGTCGCTGGGATTGCTTTATTTACTTCTCTACTGACCAAACAGATTTCGTGGTCAGTGTCATCAGACATATCTGATAAAAACATATTGAACTTGTTTATTAAACCATCCACCATTTGGTCAGCATGACCAAATATTTCTAATGGGGATTCAAGATACAAAAACGTGTTCATTCTCCCAACCGAATCAAAAGCATAGTGCTTTGTTAGGTCAAAAGACTCTATGTCGGAAATCTCAATTTCTGATTTTCCGATGTATTTGTTGTACGTGTAGTCAAATTGACTTAAAAAGTCTCGTAAAACTTCATTAATACTTATACCTATTTTCATAAAACCAATCTAATGGCTAAATAGTGATAAGTAAATAAAAAATCAGAATTTAACGAAAAAAATTCAAAATTTTAGTAAAAAAGTTTGGTGAGGCGTGTTTAACCACTTTAAACTTCCTAGTAGGTTTTTCCTCTTCGGTTTCTTTAAACATAGTAATGAAGTAACTGGTTAGCCTATGTCTAACAGTGTCTTTCTCACTAAATTCAACGACTTCAACACCTTCTACTGGATTTGATTTAACTCTATTAGCCAAACGTTCCAAAGAACTTTCTTTTTTGTTCTTAAGGTCTATTTGCCCACTGTCACCTAAAACTATTACTTTGGTATTGTCGGAAAATCTGGTCAAAAATGTTTTAGCATTGTCGTGTGTAATATTTTGGAATTCATCAATAATGATAATCGCATTGGTAAAAGAGCGACCTCTTATTGCTCCAAATACTTCCATTTTGATAAGACCAGACTCAATTAGTTTGTTGGTGTTTGATTCACCGATTAGTTTATGAAAAGCATCTAAATATGACATCATGTGAAACTTAAGTTTATCCTTTTCATCACCTGGTAATGTGCCAAGTTCTTCATTCTTAAGTTGTGTGATAGATTTCACAAGTTTTATCTCTTTATACACCTCTGGGTTTTGTTTAAGTAATATAAGAGCCTCGAATACACTAAGAAGTGTTTTACCAGTACCAGCTGGGCCAGTACATATAGTTACATCATTCTTTTTGATTGCATTGGTGAGTTTCTTTTGAACTTCGTTCTTGTGTTTGATATCTAGTTTGATATCGTTTAGAATTGACTGTTGATAACCAGTTTCAATTAAATTGAAATCTGTTTCTTTCTTTTTACGTTGTCTTGTTGCAGGTTGTTTTTTATTCATGCATGACTTTTATTATAAATATCACCAAAAATTGAAGTTTGTCAATACATCACAAATATATTCCGCTGAATGCCCGTTACCATATGGACAAGCTTGAAAATCGTGTTTTTTAGCCAAATTACGGTAAAATTCAGATTTTAGCATTCTTGGTGACTCAACAAGGTGGCTAGTAAAACCAAGCGCTTCTGGTCTTTCAGTCACTTTTCTACACACTAGACACTGTTTGTTTAGAAACGAACATTCTTCTTGTAAACCACCACTATCTGTTATGACCATTTTAGTTTTAACCAAAATCTCCAACAAATCTTCATGAGATAAAGGGTCTATAACTTTAACGTGTTTTAAAATGTGTTTTTTTGATTGAACGTTTGGATTAGGATGAATGGGTAAGATAAATTCATAGTTTGTGTGTTTTGCTAATTCATTTATTACTTCAAACCATTCGTCAATATTTTCATGGTTTTCGCGTCTATGTAACGTAACTAGAATTTGATTACCTTCTTCACATTTATCTTTATAAGATAGTAAGTTATCTAGAGCTGTGTTACCAACAACGTATACATCATTAAAGATGTTTTCTTTTTTAAGGTTTTCAGCACTAACATTTGTAGGACATAGATGTATATCGGCGATGGTTGAAACTATTTTTCTGTTGTACTCTTCTGGATATGGGTTTTTTGTATCATAACTTCTTAACCCAGCTTCTAAGTGAATAACTGGTATTTGTCTGTGCATAGCAGCCATGGCCATACCAACAACAGATGTTGTATCACCTTGCACTATAACAGCTTTTACATCTTCAAAAACATGATAATTAAGAGTCATCAAATTAGCCATGATATTATCTAATCTATTTTCGTGACTATATTCTTCGATATCCAAACGCATATCGTAGTAACCATTAACCAAAGTTTCGTGTTGACCAGTGAAGAATACCCTAAACGGTATTTCACGTTTTCTCATTTCGTTAATGATGGGTTGTATCTTTATGTATTCTGGTCTAGTCCCGTATGTTAGTAGTATCATCTGTTTTGTATTTTTCTATATAATCGCTGCAAACACCCACACATTTTGATACGTCAAAATTATGTTTTTCTGGCATCATAGCGATTGAACCCTCAATTGGTTCTTGGTCAACGTGTGATATAATATAAATTTTAGATGTTACTGTGGCTCTATCGTTTTCATGCCAAAAATAATTTATTTCATGTGTAAAATTTTTAAAATATTCCAACGCTTCTATATTTTTACAGTGTATCCAAAGTTTATTAGCCCGTTTTAAAAACCAGTTAATACTTAAACCACCATATAATGGTTTATCATGCCCTAACCAAATGATACCATCAACACACCAGACATCTATTTCAACATCATAACCTTTTTGAATCGCTAAATCAATATACGTTGGTTCATTTTCCCAAGATTCAAAACGACCATTAATGTTGCCCCTATGAGAAATTAGTATCATAAATTTTTGTTTGTTGCAATAATATCCCCTTCGTTAAATGGGTGATAAGCTTCGTTTATGAATATCAATTCAAAACCGTTTTCTTCTAAAAATTTAACTAGGTCTGTTTTAAGTAAATGACCCTCGTAGTATGGTAGCTCAGATGCCTCACAGTGTATAAATTTAACTTGTTTGATTTTATCACCCATACTTTTCAAAGCATCCAATTCAACACCTTGTGTATCTAACCACATAACATCAACAGTATCAATATTATTTTCATCTAACCATTCACCTAATCTAACTGATGGTACCGATATTTTGGTAAATGCTTGCGTTGACGCAAATGGTACATTCATAGGTTTTAATAATGATGAAGCACCAACATTACCGTGCGTCACATAGAAATCTAGTGTTCCGTTAGTATTACTAATTGCTAGTTGTGCGACTTCAATATTTGGGTATTGTTTTGACCTTTCAAAACAAATATCATATTGCGGTGGATTTGGTTCAAAGGCGAATATCTTTGCCTCACCAAACACAGAGTTAAACTCAATGCTTTGGTCCAAATCTCTAGAGCCAATATCTAGGATTACGTTAGGTACGTAATCTGGTTTTACTGTACGTATATGTGTTATGAATTTATCTATTAGCATTACTTTTTCCCCCATTTTTCTATTGCCTTGTTATATTCTTCACCGTAGTTTTTATCTATCGCTTGACGCATAGCTAAACAACCGCCATATGTTCCGTCTGGGTGTCCATGAAGAGCGCCACCGACATTTGCCATATAATCAACACCTATGTTTTCATTTATGAAATCAATTAAACCTGGATGCATACCACAGCTAAGTGCTGGTGTTACGTCATGGTCTCTTAACACTTTAAGGACTTTTATCAACTCTTCTTTTTCATCATTTAGATAACCACCATACATACCAGCGTGTATTGAGTCAACACCCATGTACGCTGCTAGTTTACAGATAACATACCACTCAATTCTAAAGTCGTGAGTTTTGTTAGTTAAAATCTTATCACCACTTTTTTGAAAATGAATAAAGATTGGGAGATTCAAATCTCTGATAGATTTGTATACACCCATACCAGACCAAAAGTTTACGTGTACTGAGTTACCACCTAATTCATGTACTAATTTAACTCTATCTAAAATATATGCTGGGTCTGAGTTTATACATACAGAGTAAATAACATTTTTACCTTTTAAGTATTCCATGATTTTAGGTACCCTATCTTCTATCTTACAAAAACTTGGGTTTGATAAGATTTCATCTTCTTTGATAAAATTGACACCACCTTCAACCATTTCTTTAACCATCTCTAGCAAAGTGTCGCTAGAGATACCTGTTTTAGGTTTAACAATACCACCAAAAAGAGGCTTGTCAAATGTGTTGGTAAATTCTCTGAACCCACTTAACCCATATGAAGGTTTCTTAAACGTTTGTTTAATTGATTCAGGGAATTCAATATCCAATACGTGACATTTAGTTATGTTATCAATATCCAATTGACCACCCATGATAAAACATAAAAGTTGTGAGACACCATCTGTGTCCCAGTCGATGTTAATTTTAGGGAAGGCAATTTCTACGTTACCGTCTTTTTTGGTTTTGAGTTCTTCTTCATCACCAATAACCATGGCTGAATATTTTTCAAATAACTCGTCACTTTCCCATTTATTTCTAACGTTAGGATTACCAACGCTTTGACCTATTGCTAAGTTCCAAGCAGCGTCTCTTAAAGAGGTTACAGACTCAAGGTAGTATTTAACCATGATGTAATCTTCTCTGTTTATTTCTTGTTTAAATATCATTTTACAATTACTTTATCATCAACAATTGATGGGGTTTTTATTATTACCAATTCACAATCTTCTAAGAATGTTGGTGCCGCCACAAACATTGGTTCTATTACGAAGATTTCACCTTCGTTAATTTCCGTGTCGTTAATCATCATCTTACCTTTAACTAGTAGATTTATTTCATGGACATGTTCGTGATAATGGGTATCCCAAAATTCACCTTTTTTGTGTTTCTTATAACATACTTCAAAATCTTTAGAAGTAAATGCTGCTGGTTGGAAATTACCCACAAACCAGCCGCCAACCATATCTTTTAAATTATAGATTTGCATGGTCTAAATATAGTTTTAAATCGCTGGGTGTACCTACAGCCCAGTGTTTATTTGTTGGTATTTCGTAAATTCCTATTTTCTTACCTAGTTCAATAAGTTCGTTATAGGTTTGTGAAACGTAAAATTCGTTATTGTAACGTATGTTTTTTTCAATCATTTGCTTTGTTGATAAGACAAAATCTGAACCTTTCTTCCAGAAGTGGATTCCATTTAGTGAATGCTCACTTATTATTTGTTTTTCAGCAAACATTACGGCGTTACCGTTTTCGTCTATTTTCACGTAACTATTTTTTTCGGTAACTACATTATAAGTAACAACCAAACCATCTTTATCTGTGTTGAAGATGGCATCACTAAATTCATTTTCACCCCACTCCATGATTTGGTCACAATTTGCTATTACTAGAGGTGTGTCATTATCAATGTATTCAGAAGCCAATAAAGCAGTACTAGCTGGTCCTTCTGTCAAATAATCAATTTCGATAATTATTGCATCAGGAACTACTCTTTTTATTTCTGATACAAGCTCTTCCAATTGACCGTTACCCTTATTAACCACGAAAATAAATTGACCAGATAGCTGTAAAGAATTTATGGCTAGTTCAATCATTGTCTTATCACCTATCTTAATCATTGGTTTGATATCTGTGTAACCGTCAATTTTAAATCTAGAGCCAGTACCAGCTGCTGGTATTAAAATGTTTAACTTATTTGTCATATTCAAATGCTGGGTATTTTTTGTAATCTTTGATACTTATATTCTTTTTTAACCATAAGATATCATTATCGTTGTTTAATTTTCCACCAAACAAACTTACCTTTTTACCTTGTTGGTTTATGTATTCCGTAATAATTGCTTCGGCATGTGTTGGGTATATATTTGTGAAGCTCCAGATGTTAATCATTGTATCTGTTTCCGATTCCATGACGTAATCAACAAAGTAGTCACTCCTATCTGGCATTACATGATGGTAAAACAAGATGTTTATGTCTTCAGATAATGAACCCAACAAAGCCTCTGCATTCGTTGGTATCATATCGCTTCTCCATTTAAACACCCTGTCATACCCTAATTCTTTGGCCTTTAAAACACCGTTATATGTGCTTACTTTTTGTAAGTTAACATTGCCAAAACCAGTCTCGTTTGGTTTCGGCGAATAAACCACAATATCATCTTCTTGATAGTGCGAATCTTCTCCGCTCCAAGTAGACCAAATTAAATCATAACCATCCCAAGCCCTTTTTAATTCATTAACATGTGTTGATGGACCTTGAATCACTATTGCACGTTTCATTTGCTGACTTGTTCTTCAATCCATTCATAGGTTTCCATTAAACCATTAAACAATGGCTCGGAAACAACCCAACCAACTTTTTCTTTATAGAGATTGTTATCTGAATTTCTACCTTTAACACCAATAGGACATTTGTGTCCGTATTTTATAAGGAATTCATCACCATAAATGTTTTTTATTTTTATATTTTTTCTTGATAGGATAATAGCCATTCTAGCTAATTCGTTTATTGTAACCATTTCCTCAGAACCAATATTAACTGGTCCCATGAAGCCAGAATCCATTAATCTTAAAATGGCTTCAACACATTCATCAATGTATAAGAATGAACGAGTCTGTGTACCATCTCCCCAAACCTCAAGTATTCCACCATCTGGTGTTTCAGCAGCCTTTCTACACATAGCAGCTGGTGCTTTTTCTTTGCCACCTTTCCAAGTACCTTGTGGTCCAAATATGTTGTGAAATCTAGCTATTCTAACGTTTAATCCGTGATTTCTGTGATAAGCCATGTATAGGCGCTCACTAAACAATTTTTCCCAACCATATTCAGAATCTGGGTTTGCTGGGTACGCTGAAGATTCTTCACAATTAGGGTTTTCTGGGTCTAGTTGATTATGTTCTGGATACATACAAGCTGATGAAGAATAGAACAGTTTCTTAACATTTTTATCAGTGGCTTCTTTAGCAACATTTAAGTTGATTAATGCTGAATTATGCATAACATCTGAATCGTGTTCACCAGTAAAAATATATCCAGCACCACCCATGTCAGCGGCTAATTGATATACTTCATCAAATGAATTTACATTATCTTTTGGTGACATTTGTTGTGGCGCATACATAACGACAGAAACCAACGATGGGTCTCTTAAATCACCGACTATGAATTCGTCACATATTTCTTTTTCGTCAAAATATTCGTGTCTTTTAATATCAACGATTCTCACCCAATGCCCTTCTTGTTTTAATCTTTTAGCTAGATGACCACCAATGAAGCCGCCACCACCTAAAATCAATATTGTTTTCATAAATTTTTAAGTATCTCAGTATATTCTTTGTTTTCACAAATTATGTGTTTGTATAAGGTCTCATCAATATAGTTAGGGTTAATCCACCAATCTTCAAAAGGATTCCCACTACATTTAACGTTTTTACAAACTAAAACGTATCCTAATTTTTCCAATAATTCTCTTTGTGGTTTTGCTTCAGTTAATTCATACCCCCTATATGAATCATGTTCAACTGTAATGACTTTAAATGTTCTATTGGATTCTAAAACTTTTTTTAAAGCTTTAAAACGGTGACCGTCACCTTCAATGTCTACTGTTAAATAATCAATAACCATTGGCATTTCATTTTCATCGAACAACGAAGTGTAATCGGTTAATAAAGCATCGCCTTGTACAAATTTTGTTTTTCTAATCGCCCATTCTTCTGACATATCCAATATGTCTAATGATAAACCATTCCAACCCATTTGTTCAAACATCAAAGTATTATTTAGTTCTTCTGGCATCCAACAACCAACGTCAACAAAAGTTCCGTTATTTATTGGCAACATCTTCTTTATGAAAACATCTTGTCCCGATTGTGAGTGTGTGTTCATTTTAATAGGTATTTAGCTCTTTCAATACAAGCTTGTTTGTTATCGTATAAATGGTCAACTATATCGTGTGTCTGAATGATTTTATAGCCATTGGTTTTGAATATCCAGTTATTGGCCGTTTGTTCGCAACAATGCCAAATTTTAACACCCAAATCACTAACATCGCTGATATCAACATCAACCATTTTATCACAAATGGTTTTTAGTTCGGTTTCTGGGTAATTAGCTGGTATACCTAACACACCCAAATTATAGATTGGTAGTGACAAATCTTTGACCGTTTCTTGCACCACTTTTATCTCACCCATTCTTGGGTCTCCCTCACCAACCAATCGTTCGTATTTCCAAACAAAAACAGCGTTGTCTTCTGGAGATGGTAATTGACCAGTAAAGACCAAATCATTATCTATTTTTACTGTAAAATCATCATTGCTTTTGGCACAATAAATAAAATGGGTTAACATATCAAAGCTGTATCTAGACTCCCTTAATTTATTAATGTCTTCACTAAAATCAACATACACAACATTTTGAGGAACGCTGTATTTTTCCATTTTTGATTTTAAAAAATCAACGTCATCGGTGTAAATGTGTAATGTTTGTTCCCTATGTTTATCCAAAAATGTCGCATATGACGCCGCTGAATATTCAAATATGAAATCTTTATCGCCATAGACACTTGGTGCCCATTTTCTACCAATATCAATTAATTTTGGTAGACTATAGTTGTATGTTAATGCTATTACTTTCATCGGTAAAATTTAACAGTTTAAACGGATTTGTCAAGTTTTTTTGCTGAAAAATAGTACATTCCTTGTCCGTGTTCTATCTTTATAATCCTACACTCATAACCTTTCTTTTCAAGTTGTGGTATTATTGTTTCAGTTAACCAACCCATATTATTCTCGTTATAAAAATAATCACCCATCGCTATAAAAATGTTATCATGTTCTAACATTTTAAGATTATTGACGTAGTAATCCCTAGTATTTATTGGTGTCTCGGAAATAGACCATAAGGCTAAGAATAATGACCCAGTTTTAACATCAGTGATTTTATCCTCACCAGAAAGTAATGAAATATCTGTGATAGAATTTTGTTTTAAATAATAGTCTTGTATTCTACAAAGTTCTGGTATGTCATAGATAATGAAATCACCACTGAAACCAGCTTTTCTAAAAAGTCTAGCGGTATTACCGTAACCACCACCAAATTCTGTTACCATAGAAAAATCAGACAGCTGAATGCCGATATTATCCATCATTATTTGTAGTGAATAGGCGTGATGTAAATTATTGGTTGACGACATTGAGTAGATTGGGTGGGAGTTTGGTTGTAATACCGACTCACCTATTTTATCACTCCAATAACCCCAATTATTCCTCAAATAATCAACTTCAACTGAATCTACCCCAGCTATCATTGTATTAATTAAAACATCCCACGTCATAAACGTAGAAATATCTTTTGTGTCTAAGTAATTTTTTATTCTGTTTGTGAATGATTCCCACTCACCTAAATTTATGCTCATATTGTTCCTCTATTGTTTATATCTATGTGATATTGGTTTGTTAACCTAGTTAGTTCTTCAGCGTATTCAGATGTTATCCACTTACCCTTAACCAAAGCTGTTGCTATGTATGGGTAAACATTGCTATCATGGTGATTACCACCTCTTTTGGGTTCGTTATCAAAATGACACAAACCCTTTATGTTATTGGCTTTCATGAAGTCTTTATACCTATGTGTTTCTAACCATTTTGATTCATGAACATTTTTTAAAATGTTGATGTAGTCTTTGGTTTTCCATATGGTAGCTTGCATTGCAAAGATGTAATCATTATCTGATGAAATTTCATAAAGTGTGTCGGTTATTTGTTGGTTTATTTCACCTGATTTAATCAACCTAACAAATGAATAATCACTGTTTTTCAAAAACATAGAATATTCGTTTAGTTTGTGTTCTTTTACTCTATCGTATAAAATAAAGTCTTCTTGTAGGTACATAAACTGCTCTACATTCAATTTCTCCAATGCATTTATCCAGACATCAGAATAGTTATCAGACTCTGAATACAGGTATTGTTTATCTTCTGGCCAATATGGTATCAGTTTATCAGTTATAAAAATAATTGGCCAACTAAGCTTTTTAGTTTGTTCACCTATGAACATAGGCCATATATCACTACATTTGCTATTTGTGTATACAACTTGTACCATTAAAATCTTGAGACCATTTGTCCGTATTGGCTGGTTGGTTCCATGTATGGTCTAGTTTTTCTACCATGGATAAACTCATCTATAGATGAGCCAACGTCAACGTAAGTGTTATAAGGATTGAATTCGTAAAGTTTGTGGATGATTATTTCCGAAACTGGACCACAAGAAACGAAGAATAATTCATTTTCTTTTGTGCCAACCATTTCTTTCATACCTTCAATGAACAAGTCACCAGATATAGCCCAAAAACTTATGCAGTTGTCTGGGAATAAAATCAAATTTTGAACCTTGAATGGGAAATTTTCCTTTTTAGCTCTATAGTTACATATCAAATTAACTGGTCTATCTAACGATTTATAATTTTCAAGACTTCTTTGATAGTTGCTATTAATCCAAAGGTTTACAAAGGTTAAATTTTCTTCGCTGGTCTTTAAAGCATTTTTCAAATAATTGTAATCGCTTAAATTATCAGTGGGTGCTGATATAGCATAATAGTAATTAGGTTCAGTGTGGTTAATTGTCTCTAACAAATCAGTACCCACTTTTGTCATACCTAACGGAGCTGTCCATTTATCAACTAGCGCCGCTTGTGTTAAGTGATTGACAGCGTTACCGTTCATTAACATAACTTCACCATCAGCATATCTAGCAAAAGCGAAGTTTTCGCCTTTATTAATCATTGACCAGAATTTATCAAAATCAGTATTAAATCTTTCCATGTCTTACAAGTTTAAAACCATCGTTAATCAATTGCTTATGATACCAATCCATGTAACGTATGTTATCTTCATTCAATGACAGCCCGTTTTTTTCGGTACCCATTTCCCAACCTTTTATACTACCCCAAAGTCTTTTATTATCTTCAGGGTGTGGGGGGACAAAAGTGTTTAACCCCAAATATTTTTGAAGCATGTATGAAAAGTGCATATCTTCACCAACGGTTGTTAACCCTATTGGTGGGAGTTCTCTCCAATAAGCAGATAACCACTCTCGTTTGAAGAACCATGCGTGTCCAACAATATCTACTTCGATAGTTTCTGGGTTATTGATGTCAGCCCAACCAAAACGTTTGTTTGGTCTGTATTGATTTGGTGTGTCATAGATTAAACCAACAGTTCCCAATAATCCCTCATGTGTTTTCATTGTTTCTAGACAATTTTCAAACCACATATCCCCAGGTATTGTATCATCATCAAAAATGCATATGTATTCAGTTTTAGCATTGAGAGCGTAGGCAAATCTAGCCCAAACACCTAAATTTTTATTGCAAGATGCGGTAGTTAATGAAGCAATAAGCTCTGGGTCAAAACCTTCAGTGTGGTTTTGCCAGAGCATAATTTCAGTTGGCGGTATTGTTTGATTTCTTATTGCGTCAACTTGTTCTTTTAAAAATTGTGGTCGTTTATAACCATTTAGTATGGCTGTTATTTGACTCATTTTTTCTTTCTTTATTTTTGTATTTGTTATCTAACTCTTCTTCTCGATATTTTTCAAAAATGCTTTCACCATCAATGGTTTCATCACAATAGAATTTAATCACGTAATAACCATTAAATTCGGTAACTTTATGTATAACCAAATTTTCGTATTTAAACTTTAAATGGTCTGGTTTACCCAAACAATTTTGTGTTATAAACTCAACGCTATCAATGTTGATAATGTTTGATGATATTGGGTTTACGATTAATTTTTGAACCTCTTTGATGAACATATATGTTTTTCTATCTTCTTCAACGGGGTATTTGCTTACATAAAACTCCAACAATTTTTTATCTGTATCGGTTGATTTTACGTGAAGCATTTTTGTGTAGTTTTCAATATTAAATTTTGGATATGAATTCCTATGTACAGTAATTCGTTTATCAGGTTTAACAAACGAATGATAATTATTACCATCAATAACTCCATGTGAAGCAACTACTGTCTTCTCATTATCAATAACCCTAATATCAATGGTTGGTGTAGCGGTTGAATTTAAACCATAAATGGCCATGGCTTCTGTTGTGCTCAAATATTCTGTTGTGTTATCAACAACGATTTCTAAAACAGCGTTTTCATCAGTTAAATCCGTCTTATGTTTTTTAAGAGCATTCACATCTAATACAAGATTTTCAGTTGCAGCCATAACCTTATAAGTTCTCCATCTTAAATCTTGAACTTCTTGTGTTACTCTACCGTTGATTAAATCATCCATTACATCCCCTTGGTTGTGTCTTTGGACTTCACCAACATTATCTGATAACATTTGGCCATTCTGACCAAATGCATTCTTTTCAACATTTGACATTGAAAGGGACAACATAGCCGCTTTTCTTTTAAACCAATTTGTTATTCTACTCATAATCCACATATTTGTTTTATCTTATTTAAGTTATCTTCGCTTTGCATTCTAAGGAAGTCTATTAAGTCTTGTCCAGACAAATCAAACCAGCCCTCTAAAGAAGCCCCATAGTTTTTTGTTGTTATAACATCAACACCCATGCATTTAGCCTCAACAACCAATCTACAAAAAGTTTCTCTTGCGATTGGAAAAAATACAAGGTGTGAACATTGTGCCAATAAGCTCAAGAAATCTTCTCTCTTTTCTTGGTTTGGTATCAACTCATATTGTAAGTTGTTTTCAGAACAGTATCTGATTGCACCTTCAGTATTTTTAATCCAGTTGTTTGTAGCATAAATACCGTATTTACCATTTTTTGTCTCGTGGGTTTTTAACATATTTTCCAGTAAATTCAAATCATCATCTGCCCATATTGATGAATGCAGACTGATAAAATTACCTTTAACGTCATTGTTTTTATAAACCCTTAAATGGTCGTTGGTTTGTACAAAAATAGCTTTAGCTTTTTCATATAAATCATAGTTGATTCTCTCATTTTTTGGAACGATTGAATCTGGCCATCTCCACGGATGCCTAGAAGCACAAATTTTATAATCATGCTCCATTATAACGTAGTTCAACGATGGTATCTGTCTAACAACAGATGGGTGCATCAAAGAAATGTTAGATATGATGTAAAAAGCGTCTTTATCAAATTCAACAATTTGGTTTGAATACCAAAACTCACAACCAAACTTATCAATTAAAACTTGATTAACCCATTCTGAACCACCATGCGGTACTTCTTTTATCGTAAAATCAGAAACAATTATTGTTCTCATATAACTTCTATTTGCTCACTTAAGAGTTTATTCATATAATCGTATGGTACGTTAAAGTAGTGCTCACCAAATTTATTGGCTTTGTTAAACTCACTTAATCTTTCGGCCCTAGCTTTGTATATGTTCTCAACATACTCCACCCCTAAAAATTTATAATGTAGAAGTTTTAATTCAGCACTGTTAGAGTAGACAGCACCGTTTGCGTTAAACGAGTGACCACCAATGCCGTACTGGACATCTAATTTTGGGTTGAAAACAATATTTTTACAAAATGGTGGGTAAACCTCAGAACCAACCTTTATCTTGTCGGTTATAGGTTTTCCGTCATATTCTGGGAAACTTTCGCTTACCATATCATGTCCATTTATTTTAGGTACCGTTATACCATTATCCTTATAATACTGAAGTTTTTCCAAAAGTCTAGGGTGATATAAAAATTCATCACAATCACACACAATTACCCAATCAGCACCTCTACTTTCTTGTTTATATCCGTTAGATTTGATGTTGATGTAATTCATTTCATTTATCTCGTCATTGCTGGACCATTTTATAACTTTTACCTTAGGGTATTTAGCGTATATCTCGTCCGAACTATCAGTAGACATGTTATCATATATGAATATCTTTTCGCAGATATTTGAATAATAATCTAGCGTAAATGGTAGTATTTTTTCTTCATTAAACGCTAATATGTGTGCATGTATTATCATATCTCTAAAACTCTTTTCCACTCTTGAAAAATCTCATCATTGGTTAATGGTGAGACAATGTTATTTGTTTCTTCATTTCCGAAGAATTCAGTGTTGGTTAACCAACATTCATCTTTGACCAAACAAGCTACTTCACCTTTAGAAGAGTGGTAAACCCTACCTATTGAATCATACATAACTTGTTTGTTGGTTGAAAATCCGACTATCTCAATATCGCTATTAAGAAGTGGGCTAACGTACTTATCAAAGTAATTCTGGTCATTTATATGGCCAAATATTTTTATTTTGGTACATCCATCAGCCAAAGCTCTTTGAATTGAAATATGGGTCTGTTTTCGGTCTTCTATAGCACCAATAATACCTGCTACCATTTCAAGCCCTTCTTTAGAATTAGGTTTAAGGTCTGGCTTTAGATTAGGTATGATTTCAAATGGACCTTGATACCTTCCATGGTATTCTCTATGAGCATCGTGTAAGAAAACAACAGTATCCCAATACTGTTTAACATCGGCAACTTCAAACCACCATTTTTCGTGACAATGAAGTATAACTTTTTTGGCGTTTGGTCTGCTTGGTAGTTTTAGAAAATGACATATCAAAATATCGTCTTTATTGATGATAAGACTGTCATTTAATAAACCAGATTGGCACTTATCTAAGTGCCAATTGTGGGGACCATAAAAAGTAGTGTCAACTCCACGTTTATTGAATTCATTTGTTAAATCAATAAATGCAGATGTTGACCCACCCTTTTCTGACCACCCAGAAATTATTTTTATCATTAAATTACGTCCACATAATTGCTTACGATGGTGTTGATATCCATTGATTTGATTTCAGACAAATCTGTTGACATCTCTATCGTTTTCTTAACCATTGGGTTTGTTTCCGTAGACACAAACAATCCGTTATTAAATCTAGAATTTACAATATTGAAGCCACCGTATAATTTGTTCATGTGTTCGATAATGTCATCATCAAACGCATGGATAATATCGAATTTAACGTCTTTAACCTTGTATAAGGTTTTAGGCGCTGATGGTTTAGGACCTTCTGGTGTTGGTATTTGCCATCTTCCGTCACCTAATGCAAAACCTGGTGGTTGTTGTATTGGTGCTAAATTAATTCCGCTTTGTTTAGCCAACATAGGCAGTTTTCCGCTCATGTTAGAACAAATCGTAACGTTATGTTTTAAAGCTTTCAAACGTTTAGCAATGTCGAAAACTATTTTGGCCTTGTTAGAGCTATCATCAAAAGCTAAGCTTGTCAACATGATATTAAGGCTTTCACCTTTTCTAAGTACTTTTTTTACATTAGCTGGTAAAAACGGTTTGTAATCATGAGCAAATTTTTCTCTGTTTTCTTCCCATTGTTCGTTAACTTGACCGATAGATTGGTGATTGATTCTTATGACGGTTGTTACACCGTTTTTAACACCACCCAAGAAGTTTTCAAAGCAAAAAGTTACATCATAGAAGTGATACCCAACAACGTTTTCGTTAAACTTTTGAACAATTTTTGTTTTGTCAACAGCAAAGAAAACACCATCGACAATAACTGTTTCTTCTATGTCTTGGTTTTGGTCTTTTGAATATTCAGATAACCAAGTTTTTCCTTCATGTGTATGAGCTACACGACCATACATTTTGGTTCTGTCTTCCCACCATTTACCAGTTGTTGGTAGAGATTTCGTACCAGCAACACCTAGAATACCATATTCTGGGTTTCTCTTAAAAAGCTTTAAAAGTTTGTTACCCCATTGTTTTGTTTCAATGGTAATATCATCGTGACAAAACACAACAATATCGTTTTTGGCTTGTGATAAACCTCGGTTATATGATACGGTCAACGATTCTCCGTTATTGATAATTTCAATAACTTCTAATTTATTATGAAGACCTGAAGACTTTATCAAGTGTTCTGTATGTTCTGGCTTTGGTGCCCTAGTGCAGTATACTACTGAAATCATTTTTTAAATCTGTTATATGCGTTATCTGTTATTTGTATTGTGTTTGCTTTACCTATAAAATCATTGAGTGTCTTGGCGTTGCAATAACTCATAGCTGACCTTAAATAATCCTCAAAATTTTCAACCCATCCGCTAAGCGTATATTCAACTTTGCGTTTTCTAACAACACCCTCAGATGTTTTAACGGTTTCTCTACCCCACTTCATTTGTACTTCTTTGGTTGACATACCTCTGAACTTCTTATAAATTGGTAAGCCCCAATCGTAAAAAATTTCAGCATCTGTTTGATTGATTTTGATACCATAAAGGTAGTTATCACCACACGATTCAATAGCTTTATTAAAAAGACTACCAACCATAACGAAATCGGCACCTAACGCTAAAGCTTTTATGATGTCACTATAATCCTTCATGCCGCCATCAGCAACGATTTTAGCTGGTTTTTGTAACGTGCAAGAAATGTCGTAACATTCTTTAATCAAAGAAGCCATAGGGAAGCCGACACCAGTATGTACCGTTGTACTACAAGCGTTTCCGTTTCCAATACCAACCCTTACCATATCGGCACCAGCTTCAGATAACATTGCATATGTTTCTGGGTTGGCTACGTTACCAACCATAAGCGTCATTTTCGGATAGGCTTCTTTAACAACCCTAGTTGTTTCAATCAAATTCTCCATATGCCCATTTGCAATATCTATCAAATACTTTCCTCTAGGTTTTAAATCACTGGACAAATATTTTGAGAAAAATTCGCTCAATGAATATGATGTAAACCCATCAATAGTGTGTTCACCCCTTGGTAAGCAAGTATTGATACGTAAATTGGTGAAGATTTTTTCGTTATCACTAGAAATTACAGTATCCATAGGTGCTGTTATAATTGGTAATCTACCGTCAACATATGGGTTTATTTGACCCCTAGATTCAATTGTTGACACAGCAGCTGGCATCAACAGAATATCGTTAAAATCTAACTTTACGCTCATGTTTTTTAGTTACTTCCAGTTGAACCAAAACCACCTTCACCTCTTTGAGTTTCGTCTAAAGACTCAACCTTTTCAAACTTCATAACGTGACCAGACATTACAGGTGCAACAACACCTTGAGCAATTCTGTCTCCGTGATTTATTTTGAACGATTCGTTACCCAAATTAATAAGGATAACTTTAACCTCACCGCGATAATCTGAATCAACAGTACCTGGTGTGTTTAGTACAGTGATACCGTTTTTAGCAGCAAGACCGCTTCTTGGTCTTACTTGTAATTCAAGTGTTTCTGGGATAGCAAAGTATAAACCAGTAGGTACTACAGCACGTTCGCCAGCCATGAGAATTATTGGTTCATCAATATTAGCCCTAATGTCAAAACCAGACGAGCCACTTGTCGCAAAACTAGGGTCTTCGTTGTTTGATTTATTAATTAGTTTTATAGAAACTCTTGGGTCGGTTATTTGACCAGTTAAGTGTTCGAATTCTTTGTTAAAGTCATCTACACTATATGAGTTATTAGGGTCGTTAGCTTCGTCATATTTTTGACGAATGTATTCTAATTCTTCAGTTGAAAACATATTAGTTGTTGTTTTGTTCGTGTTTGATTGCTAGTGTAATTCCCATTTTCAAAAGCTCACCCAACATTGAATTGTGGTGTTGTGACATTTTATCGTCAGCTTTATCATAGAAAAGGATTGCCGTATATTCCTCTTCAGTAAATTGAATACCATGGCTCATAGCGTAGTATATGCTGCGTTCAGATACCCTCATAGACACAATATCCTCGTTGAATTCGTACATTTTACCTTGGTTTTTGCGGTGCCATTCTGATGTACAAGGTACATACAACTTAGCTTTACCGATACCATGCAAAAGACAAACTTTCAACAAGGATGCTTGGTCAACTCTTTCTTCTTCAGGAAGTGAATTGTTTATTCTTACAGCATAATTAGCAACACGAAGCAAATGGTCAATAAGACCACCTTCAAATGCGTTGTTATAGTCAGCCATGCTACTAGCAGGTGCTTTGATGAAGTCATCACCCAAAAAGGTCATAAGTTCATCGTTCATGAAACCATTTTTGGCAGCTGTTTCAAAAAATTTTTTTGTGTTTGAAACAACCCTCGTTTGTTCTAAGGTCATTAAGTATAAATCTAAAAAACTCGTTATTTTTTACAAATATACTACATTTTTTCCAAACTTACAAGTTTTTAATCGTTTAATGATGCATCTACGAAAAAATTTCCGTAATCATCAGTTTTTTTAACAACTGATTGGTCTTCATATACGTACTTTAACTCACCATTAACAACTTCAATCCCTTTAACCTTTCTATCTGGTTCATTATTAGGTATTTCTGTATTACCTTCATTAAGTGGGCTGAATCTATTGAACTCGGTTTTATTACCAGTCTTATTATCCATAAACTCAGTTGTGTCGAACAATCCGTTATGGTAACCATGACCTAACGTTTCTTCTGCGCCACGATGGGCGGTTCTCATTCTATCAACCAAACCACTTGCTTTCATAGATAAGTCTCTATGCGTGTTTAGTTCTTTAAGTCTTTTGATTTCTTTTCTTAGTTCAAGTATTTCTACATCCTTAAGTCTTGAAACGTTTTTGAGTTGTACTCCGTCATCAACATTTTTCATCAAATTACGAATGTGGTCCAAATCCAAATTATGTTTTTTAGATAGCTTATCTATTGAACTGGTTGGTTCTGGTTCAATTTCGGTTTCTATTTGTACCGTATTTTTTTGCTCTGACATATCTGAGTCATCATCTAACATTGTAGATATGAACTCAAAAACTTTTTTTAATTGTTTGTTATCCATTATACCGTTTCTATTAATACTGGGTTATTTTCTTTTACCAACGAGTGATAAAGTTCTCTTCTGGTTTTGGTTGTTGTTTCTAGCGAATAAGTATCCTTAACCGTTTCGAACAAGTTGTTTTGTAGAGTTGTGATTAACTCTGGGTTTTGAATTAGTTTTTTGATTGCACCATACCAATCTTTATGGTTTTTAACTGAATCAACCAAGATACCGTTAGCGGTGGTATCAAAACCACCACCATATACCAAAGCATTCTTAAGGTCAATTTTGTAAGGTCCAAAATTTTGTGCTACGATAGCTTTCTTATGGAACCCAGCTTCAATAACTTTCAATTGGCTCTTTACCTTATTGAAAATGTTCTCTTGTAGTGGAGCTAAAGAAATATCAAATAAGTTATAGTTTGACGCATAAGATGAAATTGGTTTGGTCCAAACTCGTCTGTATGGTTCGTTTTCTACATTAGGGTATTCTTCGTTAACGAATTTCAACAAAAATTCTTTATACTCAGGGCTAACACTTCTGTAATCATCAGTGAAGATTCTTTCATACTGATACCAAACACTTTCTTTAGGTTGAATTGGTCTGGTGGTTTGTTCTTTGGTTACTGGGTCAATGATAGTGTGGTTACCTCTGAGGTCAAAACCACAAAGAACAAACTGAACTTTGTTTAATAATTTATCACCACTAAGCTTGCTTACCACACCTTCTAAAATTTTCAAGTCGTGTAAGTGTGATGAACCACCTAACCAACCAATTCTTAACCTATCAGATTTTGTTGGTTTTGGTTTAAATTGATATTCTTCTGGGTCAACAGCATTAGGTATAACAAAAACATTTTTGTTTAGCTTCTTAATTTCATCGGCGAATAACGTTGTTGTCGTTGTAACGTATTGCGCCATCTTTAAATTGTTCGCTATCTTTTTATCCAAATCATTGTTTTTGATAATGTGATAAGCTGGGTGGTGTTGACCTGGTGCCCAGTAATCATCTATATCCATAATTGATACAATGCCCATATTTCTAAGTTTATCATTCAATAAGCTCATATATTCATAAGAACCTAGTGTTCTATGATAATGGATAATATCATATTGTTTTAACCATTCATCATTTTGTAATTGTGGTTCGTAATCAATATCAACGTGAAATTCGTCTGGATACATGCTCTCTAGCATAAGGTGTGGGTTTGTACTCCTAAAATAGGATACACCTGTTCTGTCACTTGGGACAACTAAAACTTTAAGTTTCTTCATAAATTGTAACTTTGCGACCAATATATACCATTAAAAATATTAGTCAATGAAAAAAGGGGAAAAATCCCCTTTTTTTTTATGTTTTTCTTGAAATTACTTCTTGGTTGTGATTTTACCTTCTTTAATCAAAGTGTTAATGGTTTTTTTTATTGTTTGCTCACTAACAGTTTTTGTAAACATTTCAGCAAGAATCTTATTGACTCTATTATCAATCATTTCATTTAACTGAGACATACTTATGGTCACCATTTGTTCTGTTGAATTGTGATTAACCGATTCTCTAATTGGACCTCTTTGCGGTGCTGGAGCTCCTTGTCGTCTAATTGGTTTTTCAATCAAATCTTCAAGTCCCTCTAAACCAAAGGAAGATGTTACCGCACCATAACTTAATTTAGGTATAGGTTTATTTAACATAGCTTGTTTAACGTTATCTGGCATTTTAGACCTCATCACGTCTTCGGCTGTGTAATCTCTAACTTCAACCTGCGCTTCAGTTTGAGGGATATAGTTTTCATAGACTGGTTCTCTTTCATCCATTTCATTGTAATAAGGTGTCTGAGGTGCGTAGTTATCATAACCACCATAACCTTCATCCATTCTATTTTTAGATTTGGTAGGTGATTTCTCTTCTACTGCTTTCATAACCTTTTTTGCGTTACCTAGAATGTTTTTTAATCTATTAACGTCTACTGGTGTTGGTGTTTCCATTTGTTTGTTGTGTTTGTTGCGGTTGCGCTTGTTGTGTTTGTTGGGGTTGATTCAAATTTACTTTGTACATAATTGATGACATTGTTGCATCACCATTAGGGTTATAGCTAGGTATGCTTGAATCATAGTCAGAGATAGGTTTGGACCATTTTACTTTCGTAGGGTACCAACCAACTATTCTGTCTAACCTAAACGTTTTCCAAAAACCGTTTTTATTTCCTGTTTTAGAGGCACCAACAATTTGATACGCTCTAATTATATCGTTTCCACTTTTAGATTTACCCAAAACATAAACTTGAATGTATCGTTTACTAGGTACTGTTTGACCTTCATCCATATATTCAATGTTTACGTTATACTTACCATCTATA